GGCGTAGAAATACGTGAATTTGCTGCCGATGGCTCAGGTATTTCAATAGATATGGCAGAAGACCAATTCACACCTTCGGTGGGGATAGACGGAAATGTCGTAGTCAATAAAAACTTAAACGCTATGGGGATGTTTGAGATAAATCTTATCCAAACCTCTGAGAGCAATCCTGTCCTGTCAGCAATACTTACGGCTGCCTATAATGGGGTTTATAGCACGTTCCCTGTGTTAGTTAAAGACTTAAATGGTAATTCATTATACACTGGAGCTAAGTGCTGGTTACGGAGATACCCTAAGTCTGACTTTGGGAAAGAAGTATCTACAAGGACTTGGACTATAGACACGTCTAAAATGATACCATTTATTGGTGGAAGTGAAGACGTATAACATTAACACAAAAGGATAAAAAATGGAAAAGAGACTAACAGTAGACGGAAAGGAATATATTGTAAATAAGGTAGACGCACTTACCTCTTTATCACTATTGCCTACCTGTCAACGCATAACTAAAGTATTCGATAAAAAGAACCCCCACGTTGATCCAGTGGATACCCACAAAGACCTCAACAACCTATTACTGAGCTTTAAAATACTTAGGCTAGTAGGGACAAAAGAAGATGGAGGTATTATAGCTCCTGATGTGGTGGATAAGACTCAACTGCCTAGCACTATAGAGGGTATAAGCGACTTAGCGTTATCTTTAATAGATATAATCTATGAGGATAGATCGGCAAAAAAGACGTAAGCCCTTTATCTTATTTATCGGGACACCCTCACATAAATTACATCGTATATACTGTGATTGCTTCTAATCTAGCTACTCTCAATGAACTCCAAACTGTTTATTCTTATGGGGACTTAATGCTATTATATGATATATCAAAAATAAATTCAAAAGACGAGGGGCAATAACAATGGCTGATATAGACGGCTTGGTCGCTAAAATAAGTGTTGGTTTTGATGAAACCCCTCTTAAAAAATACGATAAAGCTATGGACTCAGCTAAGGCCAATACTGATAACTTAGGAAGGTCTGTAGAAGGCGTTGAAAAAAAATTAGGTAACTTACAGGAAAAGTTTAAAAAAGTAAGTAAGCAAGTTAGAGATAGATCTGGGGAAAATATTGGTAGAGACGTGTCTGGGGCTGTTTTTGGGGAGAAAGGTAGGGGCATCTTTTCGGCCTTGTCCCGTACTTCATCTTTACTGAAAAGTGGGAACATTGCTTCTGCTTTTGGGACTCTATCTTTGGGGGCTATAAAAGCCACTAAGTACTTGTATAATTTTGCAGATGCCCAGGCTAAAGTCATAAATAGGGCAGATATTCAATCTAAGATGCTTAGCTTGAACACTAAAGAGGTTTTAGGTCTAGCTCAAGCTTATGATGTTCTAGGGTTAAACTCTTCTTCTTATTTCGCTGCACGTAAAGAGAGTATAGGTATATCTGCTGGGTTAGGGCTAGGTCAACTAGATCAGGGTAAGTTCACCGCCTTAGCCAGGATAGGGGCAAATATAAATGCTTTCTTAAATGGAGATACTGACGCTCAAGTAAAAACCATAGGAGATAGGTACGATACTCTTAAAAGCTCTGGAGATAAGAAAGGAACGGCTCTTATAGAGACTATGTTTTCTAATCTACTTGAGACGGCTTTAGCAGACAGAGCAAGTCTAGCTAACTTAGGGATGACTATGAAAGAGTCTGCCAAATCTCTCAGTGATGCCCTTTATGGAAGTGAAAAGAATATGAAAGAGCTTACTAGGAATATGGCTCAATTGACCTACGGTGTAGAGTTATTAGCTGCTAAGATGGGTGGGTACATAGGTAAAATATTCAATAGTGCTGTCAGAGGGTATACTAATGCTTTTGAATACGTGTTAGGTGATGGGAGTGCAGATCCAGACGCTAAGGCTTCCAGTGTAGTATCTATAGCTGGTGCTAAGGGGGGTTCTCCTGTAGAAACTCCTTTTCAGAAGAGAAAACGAATGGAAGGTGTTGCTTCTTCAACTCTTTCAGTTACCAACCACATAACAGTAAATGGCAATGCAGATCCAAATGAAATAGCTGACGTAGTTGGTAATTCTGTCAAAGAAATCAATGATACTTACCAATCATCACCAAGTAGGGGTAATTAGATATGAGTTTTTCACCAATACAGAGTATTGTAACAGGTAAAGAGGCCATAAAAACAGTAAGGATGGAGGTAATAAATAGTACCTTGCCTTATGGTATAGACGGGGAAGACTTCGAATGCGTAGTAAGCGTAAACCACGTTCTAAGAAATACAATAACCAAGAACCCAGTTCAATTTGGTGCTCCTGTTGGAGACAATATAGTAAAAGAAGCCGTGGAAATAACGTTATCAGGGGTTCTGAACCCTAACTACTCTTCTCCTCTTGGGTTAGTAGATGCTTCTATCAGTATACCAGGGCTAGACAGTGCTACCAACAATACTACGGTGTGGTACGAGTATTTCAAGGAAATATACGAATTAAAGAATGGTGGTAAAATAAAAGTAACTATATACCCCCAAAGCTATGAGAATATGATAGTGGAAAACCTATCGTTCAAAGATTCTGCTAAAGCTGGGCTAGGGTTAGAATACGTTATGAAGCTGGTACAGATGATAAGCCCAGAAGACAGTGTACTAAACCCAAGGCAGTCTATAAACGCTACTTCTCCAGAATTTTATGATACCGTGACAGGTGCTAAAAATAGTTTAACAGAGGGGTTTAACCCTGCTGATTTAATAGTTAGTCCAGGAGTGTAATATGTCATTATTTAAAATAAATATAGGTACTTTTGGTAACAGAGTAGTAGATTTTACAGTAGGTATCGTACCGTTGAGGATGCAATTTCAATGGAATGGTAGGATGGAAAAATACTTTGTACAGATAACTAACAGAGTAGATGGGGTAGTAGTGCCGTCCCAATCACTAGAGCCATATGAAGTGTTGAATATGCAAAGCATAAGCCTTAATGGTGGCTTCATAATACCAGTTATAAGTAACCCTACGGTGTTGGATACTGGGGAAATAGTATATGATTTTGAGAGCTTAGATACCAGCTTAATATTGCTATACGGTAGTGAACAAGCCGACCTGTTGGAATTATCCAATTACGGGGATATATCTTCGCTATGAGTTCAGATGTAAGAATGTACAGAGACTATGTACTTAGTTTCCCGTCTCCAGTAGCAGACGATTACGGGATAGTTATTAAAAACGATGATACGGATAATACTGGTCTTAGGATAGTATTTAATATTGTAGTCAATAGTTTTAATAATGAATCGTTGTCATCAACTGGTAATATGTGTAATTTTGTCATATCTATCTATAACCTATCTTCAAATATCAGGAACTTATTGGAGTCTGGAGACTACAGCACTGTAAGCCTGTCTGCTGGGTACAGGAAATTTGTAAATACCAGCACTATAACAGAGAATACCAATGTAGAAGACATTAGGACTACTGCTCCTATTCTTATTAATGGGGATGTCTATAACGCTGTATCGTATAGACAAGGTGCTGATATCATAACAACCGTAGTAGGTATAACCAATTCTTCTCTATTGAACCAAGAAATTGATGAAAATGACCTAAATAGGTTTGCTAAGTCTAAAGTATCTACCTCTGCCGTAGTTAGTAGAAAAGATGTTTTCTTATACTACATAAATAAGTATATGGAACAGGCCGACTTGACCATAAATGCTGGGGATAATTTAAATGGTTTTGATTTAGTTAATCGGTCTAATAGTGAGCCTGAGTTTAAAGGCATATCATTCTCTAAGGGTACTACTTTAGTGTCTGCATTGACTTCTATTGTTGGAGGAAGTAGGGTGTGGTATATAGACAACACTAACACATTATTTGTTAAGGGCGCACCTAATACCAGCACCAACCAACCTTCATTTAGTGCTTCTGAGATTACCACCGTTGAACAATCAACAGGACTGCTAGGTGTTCCTATCCTATCCCCTGCTGGTACGGTTACTGGCAAGTCTTTACTAAATCCAAGGATAACGCCAATGTCTGTAGTGACGGTAAAATCTAATGGGGGTTTTAGACAAGCTTCTTCGACCTACTTTCAGTCTTTAGGGCTTAGTAATCCAGTAGAGATTACTGCCGTAGTAATGCAAGTTACCTTATCTGGAGATAGTAGAGGAGGGGAGTGGGTTACTCAATTCACTACACTACCTCCAGACTATGTAAGGATACTTTAAAATGCCTAATTATGATCAAGTAAGAAAAAAGACGCTAGGTGATGCTATATCTAGGATATCAAGCAATGCTACTAAAAGTATGTATACTATGCTTCCAGGAGTTATTAAAGAGTATGACTCTACTAACGGCTTAGCTACTGTACAGCCTTTGACTATGCAATGGTTTTATGACTCTACTGTACAAGGTGGTGGGTACGCTGAAAATATGCCTGAAATCAGAGAAGTACCTGTATGCTTTGATAGGAGTGGTAATTTAGTAATAACTAAAAATGTAACTGTAGGAGACGAGTGCCTACTGTACTTTGCACACAAGTCTAGTTTTGGGGCTTACCAAACAGGAGAGATATCTCTCCCATATCACTTAAACAATGGTGATATAGAGGATGCAGTGGCCTTGATAAAAGAGTTTTCGATACCAAAGCATAACGACATTGTTTCTCCTTCTGAGGATAGCTTAGATATACGGACTGTAGATAACAATACCGTAATATCTATCAAAAATGACGGGAGTAGCATATCATTAAAGGTTGGTGGATCTACATTGACTTTGGAAGATGGTAAACTTACTATTGGAGTATCGGAAGTTGAAGTAAATGCGAGCGATATTAAGTTGAATGGTGATGTTACTGCAAACACCTTAACTGCCACGACTATTACAGCCGACACTGTTAAAACAACTGCTGGCATCGATCTTGACTTACATAAACACGGTGGGGTTACTACTGGCGCTGGAGTATCAGGGGTATCAGTACCATAGAGGAGAAACTATGTTAAGCTTATTGGCTTCAAAAAATGATAACGGAGAGTATGACATATCTTTCAACTCTAACGGTCAGTTTAATACTATTTCAGGGGTTGAGGCTATAGCCCAAAACTGCACTACCGCTATACTATTAGTAGTAGGCGAGTGGTTTTTGAATACTGGATTAGGTGTTGATTACTATGGGACAGTTTTTAGAAAAGGCGCTTCCAAAAATGCTATTGACCAAGAGTTTATTGATGCTATTAATAGTGTGGTTGATGTTACGCAAGTAGTATACTACTCTTCGGTATATGACTATACTCAAAGAAAACTTATAATTAATTTCAATGCCCAAACTACGTTGGGCAATACTGGGACAGTTGAGGTACAGGTATGATAACTTTACAAGATATAATTGATGAAATAACTCTACAACTACAGACACTATTTGGGTCTGATATAAACACAGACCCGTCTGAACCAGTAGGGGAGTTTATCGGTATACTTCCTGCTGCATTATTTGAGCTTTACCAGTTATCTGATGCTGTTAAGACTCAGTTTGATTTATCTAAAGCAATTGGGGTTGAATTAGACATATTAGCTAAATTACTATTAGCTACTAGACAGCAGGCCACCCCAACTACTTTAACCAATGTACTGCTTAACGGTACTGCTGGTACTGTTATATCCGCTGGATCTAAAATAGGGTACACCAATGCAAATATCAATTCAGACGTATACTCACTAAACTCAGACGTTACTATACCGACAGGTCAAACACAGGTTATAGGAACTTTCTCTAATGATATTGACGGGGCTAGACAAGTTGATACAGGCCAGTCATTCTCAATCCTTACTCAAGTATCTGGGTGGACTAGTGTAGATGTCTCTAGTGCTACTACCACGGTAGGAGAAGATTACGAGATCGATAGTGCGTTCAGGGTGGCTCTTCAATTCCAGTCAGCTAAGAACGGTAGTAACCTAGTAGATAGCTTAGCTGGTGCTCTATTGGCTATGATATCAGTCAGTAAGGCCAAAGTGTACGAATATAAAACAGATACCGATAACCCAACCCCAGCTACAAGTGGTTTTACTCCTGGTTACTTTGAGCCTATAGTTAGAATTGTTACAGTGCTGCCTATCCAAGACGTGTATGATGAAGTAGCTCAATTAATATGGGCTAATAAGCCACCTGGGATTACTTCTGAATCAGAGCAGCCTACGGGAGCATTAAATGTAGAAGGCACTGCCACTGACGTAGAGGGGGTTGATCATACTATAAACTTTAGTATTGCTGATACGGAAGAATTTGAAGTAGCTATCACTATAAAGGCTGCTACTGGTCAACAATTTAATGCTGCTTTTGCTGAAACAGCAATAAAGGACGGTATCCTAGATTACGTAAATGGCTTAAATATAGCAGCTACGGCAGTATACTCCCAAGCATTTGTCATTATAGCTGGGGCTGAATCAGGGTACAGTATCCAGTCATTTACTTGGAATAAAACAGGAGAGTCGGCTGTGTCTGCTGATATTGAGATAGGGTCTAGGGCTGCTGCTAATTTACAAGAGTCAAACATAACTATAACTTTGGTGAGCTAGTACTATGCCTATAGATAATAGAGATTTAAAGTCAGAAGGGTTAAGTAGGTTAATAACTATCTACAAAAATTCCCCTAATATGAAGAATTTTTTGACTCCGTTTTTAGGTCAAATGAATGATATTGAAACTACTTTTCAAGACATACTTAAAATAATTGACATAGACGAGGCCAGTGGTGATGATTTAGATGTCTTGGGGCTTTTGCTAGGGGTTCACAGACCTACCACTCCTAAAGACGTAGTTCAGGCAGTATTCGTATTCAGTGGGGCTGCTGGAGAGAAACCAGGTATTTTCACTAATGAAGCTGGCTGGAGTGATGGTACTATAAATTCTGGGGGTAGCTGGTTAGACATTAGATCTCTGTTCTTTGATGTAGTACCAATGCCCGATTCAGGGTACAGAAGAATACTAAAAGCTAAAGTGAGGATGAATTGGTTTAATGGCTCAGTGGATGGAGTGATATCTGCCATAGATGAGATACTAGACGGGTCTACTGCTACAATAACGTTGGACGAGTCAACTCCTCTTAATCCTGTATTTACCATTGACAGAGAGTTTACTTTGTGGGAGTTGTACATATTTTCTGGATCGTATGTAGGAGGCCAAGTAGCGATACCTAGCCAGTACCAAAGTAGAACCATTTTTAATTCATTCATATACCCAAAGACATTGGGTGTGTGGTACACTATTACTGATACTGCTTAATAGGAGAGTACAAGTATGGCAGCCACTATATCATTACCAAGTAATTTAGATACTGTAATATGGGGTCAAGACGGGGTAGCAACTGCTCCATCTAATAGTAAATACAACGAAGGCTGGGAGATTGAGCCAGCTAGATACGACTACCAAAACTATGCTATGAAACGTATAGGTGAGGCAGTAGGCCATATAGTAGAGTCTGGTGTAGCTGAATTTAATTCAAGCATTACTTACAACAAGAACGCTTTATGCAAGTCTGTAACCAATAGTTATACTTACGTAGCTACTCAAAACGGGGTTACTGGTGGTTCAGACCCTACAGTAGATACTGATAACTGGACTAGACAAGATATTTATTTTAGTGACACTGTTCAAACTTTTGCAGACAGTAAGTTAGAAAATGTAGTAATAAGTGACGCTGGTTTAAAAGTCCTAATAGATGCCATATTCCCAGTAGGGACTGTATTCGTGAGTCACGGGGCTACTCCTCCACTTAGTGGTGTCTTAGGGGTAACTTGGGAGCTACTTAGTACGGGGTATGCCGTAGAGACAGGTACTTTAGCACAGGCTGGGACTACTGCTGGCTCTAAAAGTCTTCAAGGCAATACTGGGAGCACTACACTAAACCCAGAGGATTTCGAGCACTACCACGGAGTTGGAGGGGTTCTTACTAATACCCCTGGTGTCAACTATGGCCTTATTGAGGGATCTTGGTCGGGTGGGTCTAATACTACTCCGTTAGGTATATATAGACAAGGTGGTGGTATTGAAGTAGGTACTTTCCAATCTAAGAACATAGTAACTACAGAAACTAAAGGATCTGGAGGTGGGTCATCCCATCATCATACAATGAATATTAAATCCCTAAAATTAGCATTTTATAGGAGAACTGCATAATGCCAAGATTACAACAAATAACTAAAGACTTCTATGACTTTGTTTCTGGCAACGTATTAAAAGACGTAACAGAAGCAGAAGCATTTGCACAGTTTGTTAATGGTCAACACTTGGTTATTGATAACGGTACTCAACAATTGCTTTATAAGTTTGATTCTAGTCTAACCCCTACAGAAACTTCTACAGGGGTGATAAAAGTAACCTCTGGCGGTGGGTTAGTATTAGTCTCATCATTAGCTGGATCAGCTACTACGGCTGAAATAGCTAAGGCTGCTGGAGATACTAATGCGATTGGACAAATATACTACAATACCGATGATAACTCATTGTACTTTTTGGATAACACTACTACACCTGTAAAGTTAGAGGCTGGTACAGAGATAGGTGCTACTTGGGGTGCTATTACAGGTACTTTAGCTAACCAAACAGACTTACAAGCAGCTCTTGACCTTAAAGCTCCTTTAGTTAGTCCTACCTTTACTGGTACTATTAAACTTAAAGCTGTTTCCACTGCTGGTCAAGTTTGGACTGCTGCTTTTGCTGATGGTACGGGAGAGTGGGAAACCTTAACCAAAACTATGGTTGGTTTAGGTAATGTAGACAACACATCGGATGCTAATAAGCCTATAAGCACTGCAACCCAAACAGCTTTAGATCTTAAAGCACCTTTAGCTAGTCCTACCTTTACTGGTACTGTTGCTGGTATTACCAAAACTATGGTTGGTTTAGGTAATGTAGACAACACATCGGATGCTAATAAGCCTATAAGCACTGCAACTCAAACAGCTCTTGACCTTAAAGCCCCTTTAGCTAGTCCTACCTTTACTGGTACTGTTACAATACCTTTTGCCAATGCAAACAGTTATTTTGATTCATCTATTGATGAAGTTAAGAAAGCACTTGAGAATATTGGTCTAGCTATGAACTCTGTGGGTCAAGTTAAAATAAATGGAAGAAATAGCGTTCAGCCTACATTGACTTTAGACTCTAGTGGGGGGTCTCCAGAGCAAGCAGTATTCTATACTGGGTCTGGTGCATTAGATATATCTGCTTCACCTACTACAACTTATCCAATAAATGCTCCACAGGCTGATGCCTCATTGGTTGACTTTACTAATGAGACTTTTTACGAGAACCCCGTGTTAGGTCAAGTTCACATTTGGAGATTTATTTTAACCTACTCTAAATCAGGGGCAGCTACCCCATCGATTCAATTAAGAATGGCTAATGACCAAAACCCATCTAGCTCTTTCAGTATAGCCAACGTTATCACTATTGATAATGGAGTTACTGATGGAGAAATAGCTTTTACATTCATAACTATTGCAGATAGTCTTAGTATACCTGTATCATTAGGAGGTAGCGATGCTAACGCTGATGGGTATAATGTGTACGCTAGGGCTTTTGGGAGTGACTGTGACATCACATTGGCCTCACTTACTAGGGTAAGCTCACCAGTACAGCCATTTGTATAATAATTAGGAGAATATAGTAATGCCAATTTTAACAGTTAATGAAAAAAGAGCGCACGATAGGGCTGCTGGATCTACGGTATCTACTGTAGCAGAAGCCAAGGCTCTTACTTTTAATGTAGGCCAGCAAATCATAGTAGAAAATACTAATGGTACTTTCATTTATAAATATGTATCTGCACTGTCTCCAGCTCCTAGTGGGGATAATGATGCTGTTATAGCCGTTACTGCTGGTGGGTTTTTAGTAAACGTCGATTCAAATGTACCAAGGCTGACCACTGCTCAAGTGGCTGCTATTGCTACTGCTGGGGGTTCAGAAGGTGCTACTTTTTATGACACGGATAAAAATAAATTTGTATATATTGATAATACTTCTACTCCTGTTGAGCCTGGTGCTGGCGGATCGGCTTCGTGGGGTAATATCACGGGTACTTTGTCGGATCAAACAGATCTTCAATCAGCTTTAGATCTTAAAGCACCTTTAGCTAGTCCTACCTTTACTGGTACTGTTGCTGGTATTACCAAAGCTATGGTTGGTTTAGGTAATGTAGACAACACATCGGACGCTAATAAGCCTATAAGCACTGCAACTCAAACAGCTTTAGATCTTAAAGCACCTTTAGCTAGCCCTACCTTTACTGGTACTGTTGCTGGTATTACCAAAGCTATGGTTGGTTTAGGTAATGCAGATAACACCGCTGATGCAGATAAGCCTATAAGCACTGCAACTCAAACGGCTCTTGATCTTAAAGCACCTTTAGCCTCACCTACCTTTACTGGTACTGTTGCTGGTATTACCAAAGCTATGGTTGGTTTAGGTAATGTAGACAACACATCGGACGCTAATAAGCCTATAAGCACTGCAACTCAAACAGCCTTGGATGATAAGGCCAACAAAGACAGCCCAGCCATAACAGGTAGTGCTACTTTTGCTGATGATATTGAGGTAGCTAACAGGGTAATCATAGATACACCTACCGCAACACCTACTTACCCAACAGGGAAAGCTGGGGGTATAGCAGCTTGGCAGTCAGGTGGTTTGATATTTTATGGAAACAACTCAACCTCACTCCCAGACTTTAGTTTTTATGATTCTAATGAAGATCAAATTGCGTTGGTCTCTAAAGGTAGTGGTGTATTTACTTTTACAAATGCACCTAGATTCAATACTAGCCCAACAGTTGGTCAAGTTTGGACTGCTACTAATGCAGACGGTACGGGGGCGTGGCAAACCCCAGCTAGTGGATTACCTACTTCTCAAAACGCTGACCTTACTATAGGTGCAGTTAGTAGTGGTGAAGATATAGAGACGGCAATACCATTAGGTACTGGTTCAGGGCAGATTGATCTTACTTCGGGTAAATTCCAAAGACTTGGGCTATTTTTTACTATTACCTTAAAGTTTGATAACTACCAATATGATGATGAAGTGGTACTTGATTTTTCAAACATACTAGATACGAATAGCTATATTACCTCATCACAACTATACGTTGATTTAGGGGCAGACGGGCAGTATTACGATGGTGATAACTATATAAGCAATAGTTTAGGTAATGGTTTCGATGGTAAAACTGCTAGGTTAGACAGGCTAGATAGCCTTTCAGGAAATTCACCAGCGGTATGTACCATTATGGGAGTATATTAATATGCCTATCTTAACCGTTGAGGAAAAGAAAGCTCACGATGAAGTAAGTGGTATTGCTCCTTATAGTATAGCCAGTGCTAAAGCCTTAATTGGTCTCGTAGAAGGCCAGAAAGTGGTGGTAGACAGCACCAAGGGCATTTTCATATACAATTACGTCAATACCGTTCCAGCTACTCCTAGTGACGATTCTGTGGCCTCTATTGCGGTCACTGCTGGTGGGTTTTTAGTAAACACGTCTAGCCAAGTTCCTTCTTTGACCACTACTGAACTTTCAGCCTTAAAAGCCCTTGGAGGTAATGAAGGCCAAATGTACTATGATAGTGTATTGGGGACTATTGTATCTATTACATCTAATGCTTCGGTACAGAAGATGATAGGATCGTCAGCTAACCTAACTACTGGTAAAGTACTAAAAGGTGCTGGCGGTGGTACTGTTGCAGTAGACTCTGCCAATGCGGATGATTTAGTTACATCATCTACTAATCTAACCAACGGTAAAGTACTAGAGGGTGATGGCAGTAAGAGAGCGACACCTACAGATATAGATACTGATGAATTATTTGTAAACAATAATGGTAACTCTATTGACTCAGACCAGTTCGCAATCTGTGGGGGTACTGGTAGTAATGCGACATTAGAAGGTAACTCCGACTACACGTTAGATACCGTAGTCTATATGACAGGAAACCACTCTACTGGACAGGTTTTAGGGTACGTTGGGGGTACTTCTGATGATAGGGAGATATCTAGCGTAGGCTACTTAGCTGGGGATGTTGTACTTGCTGATCCACCAACTAGCAGTAGAGAGCCTGGGGTTATTCTAGGTATAAAAAGCGATGCTTCTGGCAATGTAGAGCTGGATACTATGGATAGTGGGGAGTATGTTTTAACTTCTGATCAATCTTCTTCTGTAAGTTTAAGAATGTATGGTGATAGTTTAAGCTCTGTTAGTGGCTGGGAGTGGGTAGCCTCTTCAAGCGACAACTTACTTATATATGAACTATCTGGATCTGGGAGTGTTGGTAGGATTCAATTAAATAGTGGAGCTAGCTCTTGGACTGCTTTTTCTGATAAAAATTTAAAAACTAAAATAAAAAGTGCTACTGTTTTGCACAAATTAAATAAGCACCTTTTAAAAAGATACAATTATAAATCAGACATCGGTACTAAGCACGAGAAAAAGCGTAGGATTGGTGTAATTGCCCAAGACCTAATAAAGATATTCCCAGAAGTAGTGTATGGTGAAGGTACTGATGATAAACCATATACTGTTGATTACGCAACGCTCAGTAGCATCGCCCTACAAGGTGTGCTAGAATTAAAAGAACGTGTGGAATTACTTGAGGAGAAGTTACTTGAAAAAGGTGTTCTATAGTGTATTCATTTTCCTAACTGGTTGTGGCCTAGTGCCTACTAATAAAATAGCTGGTAATGTTGATAAGATTGAACAAACTTCATACGCTATGCCTTCTTATGTTTTTTATTCCCTGTTTGGCTCTATTGTGGTTCTAGTAGCTATTATATTTCTATTTGTTAAGAGTCCTTTAAAATGAGTGTAGAGACAGAGCTAGCCAAACTAACCGAGCGTATTGATCACTTCATAACTATTCAAAAAAGTTTAGAGGTAAGGCTGGCTAAAGTAGAGACAGTTACAAGTAAAGTAGAATTTAAAAAAGAAATAGCTAGGTATAGGATAAAACTTGCTGGAGTTATACTAGGAGTTGGTATGCTATCAATAGCTGTAATAGATGTTATTAGGAAGACTTTTCTTCCGTAGGATTAAATCCTCTAAAATCACAAGACACTCCGTTCCAATTATAGGATACTACGCAATATATGTCTGTATCTGGTACTTTATATAGTTTAAGATACGTATTCTCTGTGGGGTCATTATTATTATTAACCTTACACCCAGTGAGGGATAAAACGACTAGCAGTAGGCAATACATCAGTATTACCGCTATAGTTTTGGTGTACTTCTTGGTCAATGACGTTATTCTTTTTGTAAGTGACATTTGTTGTTCCTTTTTCCGATATGGCCTCTATTGTTCTACCAGGTTCTATCTTTATACGGTCATAGTTATTTACGGTTATCGTGTATGTGTGTTTACCTATGTTGTCAAAAAAATAGTGCTGCTTCATATCCTTGGTTACTTGTAGGTTCATATTGAACCTAACATACACTGTTTGCATTATTTCAGCCCCAAGTAATATTCAACATAGTCCCTAGCAGTCTCTACGTCCCTAGCAGTAGCAGTGTAGTATCCCCTATTGGATAGCTCACTGAGCGTTACTTTCTGATCCTTGGATACCCTACCATCACCGTCTTTAAGCTCCAAATACATACCGTGGTATTTCCCTCTAGGCTCGGCAAAAACTAAGTCTGGGATACCAGCCTTAACACCCATAAGCTTAAAATTAAAAGCCTCACGCTTGTTACGTTTACCGCCATTAGGTACGTGGTAGTAAAAAGCAGTTGGGTGTTTGAAGTCGATGTATTTTACCAAACACATTTGTATTCGGTCTTCTGATTTATTAATATCATCGATTTCCTGTGAGGAGCATACGCTTCTAGCGAATTTCTCTGCCGTGTTCATATAAAAATAACCTTTAGTTTTAATGCCTCTGCTATTTTGAACTCTAGCTTAGCGTTTTCCGAGAAGCACCAGTTGTTAATTAAAGCTATAGAATCACATAAAAGTAGTTCTTGGATACAATGCCTCATATCCATAAACTTACCTTTTACTGGATTAACTATAATAGCATCTGGAAACTTTTTGCGAATAGTGTTTTCAGCATTTTCAAACTTTTGCTCAAAATCTTCGCAATTCCTAATCTTACCAGAAATAAATATCTTCTTGCTCATACTATTTAGCCTCTACACGGACTACTGTATAGTACTTTTTCTTAAAAAGACCAACTCTCTTAGTATAAACTTCTTGAGGTAAAAACTGCTTAGCATCCTTCTTTGGTATCTCTGAAAAAGTCAAATAACTGATACTCGGTTTATAGGTCGGTTTTGGGATAGGCTCATTTCTTAATACTGCCGTTGTTCTGGCTACTGCATCGGTAGCTTCTTCCTTAGTTTTAAAATTCCCTAAGTATACACTGGCTACCCATTTACCATTAGCTTTACTAAACGTTACCCCTTTTACTTCTTCTTCCACCCCTAGTGATTTTAATCTATCTTTTCTAGCTTTTATGGCCTCTTCTTTGGTTGGAAACGTTCCTATATGGATTTGCTTATTAGTAGGGCTTTCTGATCTAAGTACCATAGCTGTCCATTTTTTAGTGGCTGGGGTTTGCGATACGCCTTTATGCCTTTTTATAGATGGTGTAGTCATTATTTAGTTCCTTTTTCTATGATTGTTAGTTTATATAGTCTATCGACTAGTTTATCCGATAATGCTGGTGGTAGTACCTTTGACAGCTTTATCAAATCTTGAGTATTAAGCCTAGTGTTGTTATGAACTCTACGGCCTAAGTTATGAGTTGTACAGATACAAAGTATCCTAGCAGAGGTATCTTTTACCAGCAAGGCTACTTGTTCAATGGTCATTGTGATGGGCATTTTTCAATCTCCTGTAAAGTTTTGCTAACTAAAGTGGCATACCCTGCAATATCATCAAAATTATCTTTATGGGTATAGTCTCCAACGCAAGCCCTTGATAGCTTTTTAATTATTTCTTCAATGGAAACTCTCATATAGTCAGGTAGATGTACTGTAGGTAATATTCTCCTTATAGACATTACTATTTCACATTTTTCAGAATAATCGCCATACTGCCTACCCCTTTCAGCTAATATACTATTTATCTTATCCGACATCTTGTAGTAACTCCCTGTGTTCAGGCATATTCTCCATATGCCAATCATTTACTGCTTGGGCTGCATCTAATTCATTGGTGAAATAGCCCAAGCGTTCTCTTTTTTTATTTTTATGCGTAATTTGTGAAACCCATTTACTGGTTATTTTATCCCAATGAACTCCTTTATATTTGCTCGTACCTCTTCCTCTTCTATTCCTACTTTGCAAAGAACCATCAACAAACCTACAGTTACCAGGGGCATAGCTACTATTTACATCTATCCGATCAATTTCAAGTCCTTCTGCCCACCCGTTTGATAAACCCCATTCAACGAACACTTTAGGATCATTTTTCCATTCATCACAAACAGTAATTCCTCTAGCTCCGTAATTTTTATAACCAGCATTGTTGGGATTGTAGCACCTGTTTTTCATATTTTGCCAACATTTATACAGTGAGTGTGTTTTATTTGTTCTACAGTAGTCGTGTTTTGTACTTCTATTAATAGTGCTTTCTACTAAAAAACAGCCACAAGATTTTGTACGTTTAGATTTAATGTCTGGTAGTCTAATTTCTTTTAAATTTCCGCAATCGCATTTAACTAATACTCTTTTAACTTTTTTACCATTAGGGTAAATCTTTGGTTCAACTTCTTTCATAACTGTTAGTCTTCCGTACCTCATACATAGTTCCAACCCAACAATCTTAATCCAACATAGTGAGCTTTGGCTCTCCACTTATTAACTTTGTGGGTAATACACAAGTTGTAATATGTTTTATCGGCCAGCTTACGCATTTCTTTTTTATATTTTTTATCTTTAATAGTGCGTATCCACTCGTACAAGATATCGTGTACTAGGCTCGGTATCAGTACAGAGTAGGTATCAACAGCAACACCACTAGCACCATCCCAAAAGTAACTCTTATCGGCCTCTACCTCACCATTGGTGTAAATAGCGAACTTACCATACACCCTAACAGGGTGATCCACATAGAAAGTATTAGTTTCTATGATACTCTTTTTTCTTAATACGTAGCCATTATTAACTTGGTCAAAAGTTATTGTATTTCTATCTACCTTACTCATCATATTTCCTATATCCATTTCATCATCAACGGTTTAAATTCATCAAAATATTTAGGGGCAGTCTTACTCATAGTAGACTCAGCCTTCTCTTGCCTTGTGGTTATTTCGAACATACCCAATACTTCTTTACCACTAACAGCAGTGCCTCTTTTTGGTGAGATCCTCTTGCTGAATGCTTGACGTGTACAGCACCTTTTAGACATATTCTTTTCATATAAGTCACTGATACTAAAATATGCAAACTTGCCATTGACGTACACTATATTATCAGCCGTTACTATTACAGTGTCTTGTGGTTTTACTTTAGGAGCAATGAAAGCCATATTGTTAGCAGCTACGTATTCGGGAGTATCCGTATACTCTTTAGTTATAACTTCTTGAAGCTCTTTAAGGCAGATAGTGGTTTTACCTGTGGGAATGTTAGCAAGATAAAACCTTAAAGCTGTTTTGGTTATGTGTTTTATTAGGTCAGATGCTATAATATAAGAAGCCCATTTATCTACCGTGGCAAAAACCAGCTCTTCATTTTCATTTAAGACCTTGGTGATTATTTTTCCGTAAGCTCCAACAAAGTTTTTTACGACTATGAATTTCATAGCATTTTCCCTTTTTTAGCTTTAATTAGCTCCATTAGTTCATAGGTAGATATACGTTTACCATCAAAATGTACTGTCTCTGTGGTAGGGTAAAAATCTACCTTCCTATTTTTGATAATAAATTGTATATGGATGCTGTTGTTATTAGTAACGTATGGGATAGAGAACGAAGATAGTACCCCCATCCAAAATAACTGATTCTCCCTCTTATGGGTCTTATTAGAAGAGGTCATCCTTCTATCTCTCTCTTCAATGCTAGAGTTTATACAATTTTTGAGATCAGCTATGACCTTGTTATATAAAGATATTTTTGATCTATCTATAAAGTTATACCATTTTAGGTTACTTTCCAATTTTAATATTTCTTTACTATATTGTATAATTAAAGTCCTATATGTGGTAACAGTGGTCATTGTATTTTCCTTTTTTAGATCTGTTTTAGTTTACGGTAGGGTTTTGGGCAGTAACATCACCTTGGTCATCCATAGGCTCGAGCAATTTATCAAAACCACCTTTTTCAAGGGTATCCAATACTTGAGTTTTAAAAGATCCAAATGACTCAGCAAGGTCTTTAATTAAACCTTCTACGTTTTCTTTCTTAGCCCCACCTCTGTAAGCCCCTTGGATTACTGATTGGATGCCGTGGGTAAATGCAAACGCTATACCTACTTTTTGGGTTTCTTTATCGTGAGTTAAAAATACTTCTGCTAGTACTGTGTTTTCCATTATAGTTTCCTTATTTGGGTGTTGATGTCGATTGTTTTTTGTTCACCATTTAGGTATTCCACGACTACGTGAAATGCCTCTATTTTAATTATTACTGCTTCTTGATGATATACCTCTATTTTGTCTCCTTTTTTACAACTCCATAAATGACTCATACCGTCTCCTTAGTTTTCGGCCTTCTCTGTTAATACTATCCGTGCTATCAGTTAATAAAAAGAACAGAGAAGGGATCGAACTCAGTTTAACATACGTGATAGGCTAATCAACTGATGTCATAAAATTATTTTAATATTTTCCATAGTGTTCTACGCCTTTAGTACCTTCTGCTATTAATAAGCAATCCTGCAAATACCACTTAGGCTGCTCCATTGCCTCTCGTATCCTATCATAGTTATCAGTACCTTCGGCTACAACTTCATCGTGTACTGACATAAAAACACAATCAGAAAAATTAAGCATACTATGTACCAGAAGATCACGTCCCGTACCTTGGCACATATAATTAAATAGCTTACCACCATAGAGCTTATCTCTACCCCTATTGGAGTAATAGGTAATCTCTCTACTACCTTTAGACGGATGTAAAAATCCTATCTTACGTCCACTAGGTAGTTTAAATTTAAGTATCCTATCGTCCGTAAAATCAAAATACTTATTCTCATTATGTTGGTTAAGAGCCAGTATGCAGCTAAGATTAAGCTCATCCCACATTTCACATATCTTATAATTTACTTCTTGGTACAGTGAATGCAGCTCGTCTGATCTAGCATCACTAAAATGTATCCCTACTTGTTCTGCTTGAGTTTGTATAGCCGATGCCCCAGCCTGGTATTGGAAACCAAGTACTGGTACTTTTGCCTCATTACGTTCTTGTTTGGTTACGTCCTTGTAGTCCTTATTAAACATTTCTGCTGCAAAAGTCTGGTATCCGTCCTCACCAGGTTTTAAAGGATCTCCTACTATAGACCTGGCCACATACAGCTCAATAGATTTATAATCAAAGATACAAAGCCCTTTAGGGGTGTATATGAAATGCCTAATCATCCCTGATAGCAGATCATATATTTCATAAGCATCATTGCTTGAGGCTAGTTTACTGATTGATTCCCTTATCTCGTCATCACTGTACCCATTTACCTCCCTTGGCATATTTTGGATCTGATACCCTTTAGAAGTATATCTACCAGAGTGAGCACCGTGATAAACCAGTACCCCACGTATCCTATCGTCATCACAGATAAAGTTTTTAGCAGTTTTTATCTTTGCTATGCTAGAATAGCTGATCTTTTTATAAAGACCCCATAGCTGGGATTTAAGCTCGTCTCCTTGAGCTGTAATCTCCTTTTCTAGCCTATCCCACTGCCTTTTATCTAAAGTGTCTACACCGAGCACTTCACGTATCCTAGCACCTTTCTTATGATCGAACCCTTCGGCAAATTCAGCTAGCTTTTTATCAATAGTTTTTTGAGTTTTCCACTTAGTGGTATCTAGCGTCGCATAGCCTTTGGATATCATTTCAGATGTGATTTTTTTGAAATCCTTTTCAATTATTTTAATGGCATATTCTTGTTTACTATCACATAGATCAATAAGCTCTCTATGTACTGGAATGCCTCTCATATTCATTTCAAGGGTGCTGGTAAATACCTTATGCTCTCTTTTGGTATACAGTTTAAAAGAGGCCAAGATATCAAAGCATTCTCTCATAAGGCTAACATCCTGTCGGCAATATGATTTTAAGGCTGCCCTCTCTTCCTCAGACAGATCTTTCCTATTAATTAGGCTCTTACCTACTGGGTCTTTCTTACCAAGTCCTAGAGCCTCTGCAAGCTGATTGAGGCCACTAGCAAAACCTACTTGGCCACCCATTGCCATAGTATCGTACATTTGGTTAGCTTTGATATCTCTGTTGAGTATTAATACCAATACCATATATTCGAATGTAGCATTGTGAGCTATGATTAAATCAGTAGGTAAAAGATCGGGTATACCATCTACTACTTCACCGTCATCTATAGCGTATGCTGCTGTAACTACTTCGGCTTCTGGATGGTTTAAATATTTATAAGCCCCTTCATCTTTTAGATTTACTGGGCTAAATGTTTCGAAATCAATAAAAACCTTGCGACTCATACTTCCTCCTGTATCAGTTCTGGATTATTAGGCATATTAACCTTATTCCAATCATTGATCGCCCCAAGTGCATCTAACTGGTTTGCAAATAGACCTAGATATATTTGTTTTTTATTTATATAAGCCCTTGCAATCCATTTTTTAGAAGCCTTGTGCCAATATACGTTCCTGTATGGGCTAGTAGATCCATAACCTCTCTTATTTCTAGCTTGCAGCGACCGATCAACAAACCTACAATTACTAGGCTCATAGTGACCATTAACATCTATACGATCAATCTCAAGCCCTTTAACCCACCCATTAACTAAACACCAATCAATAAAAACTTTAGGATCTAACCATTCATCACAGATTTTAATACCCCTACCACCATAGTGATGGTATCCTGCATCGTTTGGATTAGTACACCTGTATTTTACGTGCTTCCATACACTGTAAAGGCAGTGACTATGGTATCCGTGATTCCTAGACATAGTAATTTCCTTTTTATATTAGTTACGATTTAGAAAGGGATATCATCGTCTTCATCAAAGTCATCGGCTGCTGTAGCAGCATCAAACTTATCATCAAACTTATCATCATCGTCATCGTCACCAATAGAAGCAACACCTACAGCATCTTTGATTGCATCAAGATCAACCGCAGCCAAGGCATCTTCTGTAGAAAGAGAATTACCCCCAGTACGCTCAGCTTTCTCTACACGTTGGATTAATGATACGTTTAAGTAGATTTGCTTACCGTAAGAGTTATCACCAACACCTACAGAGAATACAACATTTACTTCATCATTAAAGCCTATATCGCTTTGTGCAAGGCGTGTGCCGTCTTTATCAACGCATACGAACTCATTACCATCATTATCTGATCTAAATGTTACGTAATCACAAGGCTTAAAGTCTTCATATTGCTTCTCATCGCCTGCTTTATAATCCTTGGTTGGATCTAGTTCAAGCTTACGCTTTTTCTTTTTCTCCAATTTAAGAGCTAATTCTTCCCCACACTTAACTGGAGGATGTGCTAGATTTAAGTAATGGTCATTGCTAGCCAGTGCAGCTACTTGACTCATTAATTTCTTTTCATACCCAGTTGTAAGGCTTTTATCAAATATAAGGTTAAACTCATATTTTCCAGACATTTCAGACTTCTTTTTCAAATGAGGGAATGCTATTTTACCACGGAAAACTACTGCTTTACTCATATTAATCTCCTGATTAGTTGTTGTTTAGTTTGTTTTATTGTTACTTATTTATATGTTTCGTACTTTTTCCCTCCATTTGTTGTCTATGCTGTCCCAATACTCAACGCCTTCTTTTGTTTCACGCCAAGCGAACCCAGATCCTAAAATCCAACGATGTGGTTCTTTTTCAAAAACAAACTCCATCCCAAAACCGTACTTTTTTACATTCTTAAAAAAGCAATATAGGGCATCATTTTTATATAAGAAATATAAAAACTCTTTAATGTCTTTCACGTTTTGACTGTCTTCTGGTTTTTTAACTAAACTTAGATTTTCTCTTGACTGTTTAGTATCTAATTTAACCCAGTAATCTAAACCTTGAGGAGAAGAATCCCAACAAAAGCCACCACCTATCCATAAAGGTCGGTATGTATTAAATACACTTTTTAAAGTTTTACCATATTTAACAGTGTTCTTAACATATTTACGTAGGGCTTTATTTTCGTACAAGAAGTATAAAAAGTCTTTAATATGGGGTTCGTTTTTATCATCCAATGTTTTAAGAGATATCTCATTTGCTATCTCACACCAATACTCGTGCTTCTCGTCAGTATGACTCCAACAAAATGAAGAAGAAATGAACGTATAAAAACTGTCTTCGGCGTGCATAAAGAAAAACTCTTTTAAAGTGACTAACCTACCAGCTTTTTTAAATGATTTTATGAATTTAGATAACGCATCCAATTTATATAATTTTTTTATGTTAGCTAATACTGCATCTTTTTGTTTAGTTCTAAGTGCAAACTCTTTGTCTTCTACAATTTTTAACCACTTTTCATCAAGATTTGACCAGTACCCAACACCTTCTAAAGTACCACCCCAGTGTAAGGAATCCATTATATAATCCGTAGCCTTAGAGTCTCCAAATGAAAAAGCTTTTTCAGTATTATGCTGCTTTTGCCTATTTGCTATAAATTTATCTAAAGCCCCCTCCTCTAGCAGAAATAGCATAAATAGATCCACTCCTTTATATCTTTCAGTAGACCCTGTGTGAATGTGGACATCTATATCAACACTTTCAACAACCCCTGGTAGAGTATATTCGATATCAAAAATTCTATTTTTTCCTTCTTTAGCTCTTTCTTCTATTAACAGGGCTGCCCATTTTGCACTCTTACTAGCCCAATATACAGACCCTTGCGGTGTCTTATCCCAAGCAAAAGAAGCAGCTAATATCTTGGTATACTCTCCGTCTTTTATTCTTTGGTGAACATCACAACTACCGTGATTCAGTACGTTTGCTGAATACTCGTCAGAAATGTTGTTATCTTTTAAAAATTTGGTAAATAATTCTATTGCTTTTCTACTGTTCATTGTTTTTCCTTTTTAGTTTATATTCTTTAATGTCGTCTCTAACAAAATAAAGACGGGCATCACTTCCAATAGCTCTTACTGGTTTAGGTAACTCACCAGATTTTATCAAAGCTCTTAGCTGGTAAGGAGATTTTAAACCCAACTCCTCGGCAGTATCAGAGTATGATATGAAATATTCTTTAAGTGCCATTAGATTTTACCTTTTAATTTAGATATCTTTTTGTATTCTTCCGATACCTTAGTGTCGATATCTTTTTTGATATCATCATAAGCATTTGGATCTATGTGGTCAGCCCCAATAGAGACTTCAATATTAGAATAGTTACCTAAATTAAGAAGTAATTTTTTATGGTAAGAGTAAGTGAGAGACATTATATTTTCCTTTTTGTTTTAGTGCTGTTTTAAAATTCTACGGTTTCCTCAGAGAAATCACGCTTTTTATATAGTTTTTTAGTTTTACTGGTTTTAGTAGTAATGTGTTTGTTTAAGTCTTCTTCGCTCAAGACACCCAGTTTAACAAACGTATCTGCCTCTTGTAAAGAAACGGCAGCTTTTTTAGTTAATATTTCTGGAGCAGTACCAATATTAATAGATCTACGGCTAGTAGTTTTGGTATCAAAATAATAACCTGTGGGGGCTTCTGTTAAAGCCATAACACCGCCTTCTGCTTTCTTTAACCACTTGGCTATATCAGCCTTATTATCTACTAAGGTAGTTAAACTAGGAGCAAAGCCTAGAGCCTCTTTAATTGCTGCTTGTTGTAGTGGGCAGCACCTGTCGCAAAACTGGCAGTGATCACCAAGTGCTAAACTATTGTCTTTAAACTTAGCTAAGATTTGCGCTTTCTTCTCCATCAACTCTTCAATAGTGTACTCAATAGTTTTAAATGCTCCGTTTTGAGAGATAGCGCATACTACTTTTTTAATGTTTGGTTTAAGAAACAATAAGGCGTACCCTACTAGCTGCCAAGATGTAGGTTCTACGGCCATAAAGCCATTTTTAAGATCAACCACATACATCGTATCTTTAAAAAATGCTACTAAATCTGGCTTACCTTTTAGGTATTCATTTTTTACGTACTCTTCGACTATTAATGTAGCTCCTTTTTTCTTGGCTCTAATGTAGAAATCTACAAAATTATTATGTTTGTAGTCGGCCTCTAAGATACCCTCACGGCATCTTCTCTCTACCTCTTCGTGTTCGGCTGTACCTTCCTTAGCGTGTTCGTCTTCCTCTCTTAAAATGGCCTGGTTATGAATAAAACCACCACATTCCATAAACCTTGGTAAACTACTACAAGATATCTGTATCATTGATTTTCCTTTTTTAATCTAATTGATCTTCTGGGATATAAAGATTCCCGTTTGCTTCTTCATAGCTCACACCAGCTCTATCAAGTATCCTTTTCATTTCATAGATACCTATATCTCTAGTATCTGGAGCACTTCCTACACACCCACATAAGTTCATAGCTGCTGTTACATCGTCTTTACAGCAATCATTAGCTTCTTCGATGTAGATTTCCACTATTGTATCTCCGCATTTTCAGCAAGTCTAGCTAGATCACCCAAAGTTTTACACAAGTCTAATTTAGTTTTAGTGTTGTAAGTGCTCTTTATAGCGTCTGTTAGATCGTTAATTACTCTATCAAGTTGGAAATCTTCTATTACGTATTTAGCCATCCTATTTACCCTCTTTGGTTAGTTGTTCTAGTTTTTTATTTAGTTGGATTACTTTTACCTTAGCCTTTTCAATCCTAACTACGTCTGTATGGGTACTGAGTTCAGTCCTTATAATCATTAGTAAGTTCTCATAGGCATCTGCTTCTTTATCAAAAACCTTATCATTCTCATCAATTGTTCCCCACGTATTGATTGAGTATTTTATCTCCAAGGCACTAGAGTTGTGCTTAAAAGAGTATTCATAGTTTTTAATAGTCAACGGTTCTATCTTATGTTCGTTTTCTCCGTAATGCTTTGTTACTCTCCAGACTTGCTGGCCTATCTTAAACTTTTTTGGCAGCTTATCAGCTACTGCTAACATTTTTAAACAAGCTTTACGATTAGTTAATTTTTTAAACATTTTGATTTCCTTTTTGTTGTTGATCACCCCGTCTTGGGTGATGTCATAATAACATACGTGTTATAACTTACAATACTTGTTACCGTTTTTTGTTAATTTTTTTTCTTCTACGAATTGGTCAATTAAATATCTCACTGCTTTGGTTTTCTTTTTAACGTCTGTAAGGGACTCTCTAACCTTATGGTTGTTAGATACGTCTCTAATAGAGAAGAGATCACCAACACCCCTACGCTCGATAAACCTCAATACACTTTCTCTAAGTTCTGATACCGTACCCTCGGCTATATCAGAAGCCCTAGAAAATAAATTATGGCAGCGATTAAGATTATATTTGACTACAGCAATACAAAATTTTGCTAATTCTGGGTCATCTACTGTAACATCTTTTAAACCACCTGATATCCTATTACAGTTCTTATACGATGATAGCACTACATATAGCCTACAAGTATTCTCGAAAGCTCTCGTAAGCTGATACCTTGCAAAAGGTAGAGAGGATATGTCTTTATCTAATTCATATTTTACCCAATCTTTGAACCCTTCCAGGTAGTCCATAGACTTATCTCCTATAGTATAGGTATAGGGCTTTAAAGACGGGTCTTTGAAAGTACTAGTTACTTCATCTATGTAATAAGTACAAAAAGTAATGAAATCTTTATACTCTACAGAGTGTTTAGAAAACTCATCATTAGTTCTAAATTGTTTATCCTTAGCCGAGTCCTCATCATATATCTCAACAAAAGACCTACAAAGTACCCCGTCTTTGGCTACAGTATCATTAGCCATTAACTGGTGAAATGTACTAGGCTGATCCATAGTAAATGCACTTAGAGAGCAATACACTCTATTTGAATACCCTGAGTCTGAAACGGCAGTTCTCTTTTTATCGTTTTTTCCTGACCAGTATCCGCACCAGACAGCCGACCAATCCATAATATTAGTAGTAGAGTGATCATACATACTTTTAAACTCTGGACTCAGTATTAAGGTATGGCCACTATTTTGACCCATAGCAACCCGTAAGCCATTAGGGGTGACAGTACCCTCAATGAAATCTGGGTTTACTGGAGCTAAGGGTTCAGTTAGTCTAGCTAAACCTTCATCAATACTTTTTTGAGAAGCCTTGGTGTTTTCTGCTATCTCTTGAACTTCTTTATGATATTTTTTAAGTTGATAACTATGAGCGTGCTTAGATCTAGCATAGGTCTTTTTAAGGTTTGGGAGTATGTCTTGTTCTATTGGATCTCTTAATAGATCCATTAAAGTATCCTTCCCTGCACCTGTTGGTGCTCCGTTTAGAGATATAATACCCACTGATCCATTACTTGGCCTGCCCCGTACCCCTGTCCTATAGCACCTACCTATAACCCCAGATATTACAGAAGCGAATAGATAAAAACTCATTGAAAGAGGCATACCGCCTGCCATAACATCCATCATTTCAACAAGGTGAAACTCTTTTGGTATTTCTGGAAAATCCAGATCTTTTCCTGGCTTCTGGATGTTTTCTATATCTATTGGAGGAACATATCCATTATCCCTAGCTAGCATAAATAGAGTACCAGCCGTTACCTTGCTTCTCCTAGCATCATCAAAGCTTGACCAGGTATACTCATTATCTTTGTCTACTCCAGACTTTGGTGATTTATCAGACCACTTACTCCATAGGCCGTACCCTTCACTAGATCCATTAGTAGCTTCGTGTACGGCCATACCCACTTGCAACCAAGTATTATAGTCAGTATCTCCATCATTAGGTATGCAGTCTAAAGCACGTTTGATTTCAATCAGCTCTGGCTTACCAAAAGATTGAGGATTTAGGCTCTCAGCCAACTCAATAAGCTCTTGATCTTCATCTGATTTCTGGTCATCAACTTGACACCCTATGGATTCTAGCCAAGATTCCAGTCCTTCAATATTATTAATGTCCTTAGTACCGTCCTTAGTAAACCTAAAAGTTGGTATGATATAAAAACCATCGGTATGTTCTTTTTTGTGCTGAGTTGATGGATAAATCTCTACAGTAAGCTCAGGTGAGATTTTTGTACTTTTCTTAAACATCCTTAAATCGTTCTGGACGTATATATGGATGTTACCTTTCAGAGATTTAGAGTTTTCTACTAGGGTTTTATCTCTAAAGTTTACTAATTGTTGGTATATTGGAGACTTTTTAAGTAGCTCCCTATGGTCAGCACCTTTGGTAAGATCCACATCTATTACACTAAAGTCATCTTCAAAAGAATTAGTACCTATCCCAAAAGATAAAGGTTCAAAGCTATCATCATACTCTACGAGATTCTTACCCCAGTTTTTGGAAATAGGGTGGTAGTTTTTTCCAAGGCGCAAGCACCTTACAGCCCCAGATTGAAGCTTTACAGATAAACCATTCATATTGAAATTCCTTTTGAGGGTGTATTAGAATAAAAACGCTATTTTTTTAGGCTCTGATTGGTGTCCATCCACTACCATAATAAACCTATGTTTAACCGCTCTATTCATACACACTATAAAATTATTATCATCAATACCTAGTATATTTCTAAGTACTTTTAGATTTTTTATTTTACACTCCCCATTAGGCAGTATGGTAAATATCTTATTACAAGACGCTAGTAGTTTAAGAGCAAAAGTACACTTTGACACACTTGGATCTTTGAATACCCAATGGTCGATTATTTTCTCAATTACGTTATTTTTATTCATTGTCCTTTGACCTTATTTTTTAGTTTTCTTTTCAGCTTACTAACTAAATCTATTAAAATCAAGATCACTAGGGCAACAACTGATGCAAGGGCAAGCTCAGAAATTACACTTATAGTTATTGATATCGTCCAACCAACTACCCAACAAAGTACAATGAAGCCTAAGAAGGTACAAATTAAATCAAGTACCCATATCGACATTTTTTTCACTTTTGTTTCTCCTTAATTTCTTCACACACTCTTACTATGCCCTCAGAAAATATTTCTAGCATAATTTGAAGAGAGCCGATATCATTAATTTCTTCCAATGTTTCTGCTAAAAGCATCCTAGCCTCTTTTTTGTCCTTATGGCTTAATTTATTCATAATTACGGCCTCCGTTGAATAGGGATTTATTAACCCACATAAAGCCCTGTTGGATTTGAGTCTTGGCTATGTTTATGCACCTTGTATCGACTCCTTGGCTTGATAGAGTTTCTAGGTGCTGTAAAAGCTTAATACACTGATCTTCTAGTGCAACGCTTTGAGATAGCCAACTATCATTAGAACGGTATATAGGGTCTGATACTGGATTTTGGTATCTATCCCATAACAGATTAAGATGTCTATCCCACTCCGACGTGCGTAGGGAGAGCACCTTTTTATTTTTATACTCAAAAACCTTATTAATGCTAGGGGCGTGCTCAGAGGTAGCGTTTAAATTTTCATCTATATTTTTCAACGTGTCAAAACTTTTACCATCACTATACAAAATAGTATTCCCTACTACTATTGCTCTTCTACCCTTATCGGTTTCTAGTACCATACCTGATTCTAATTCTGATTTTTTCATTCTATTTCCTTTTTGTTTGTTAATGCTTTATTGCGTTTTGCGTATGTGATTATTACACCTATGTTATATAGTGTCAATTAGTTTATAAAATAATTTAAAGATATTATCCAAGCTGTTTCTAAAATTAAAGTAACAGCTACTACGGCTGTAGTATACTTTTTAGGTATTATGCCACCATCAAAGAGTATTAAAGCCAGAGGGTAAAGTACGCCAATCCCTACTAGGACTATCATACCTCAGCCTCATCTTTTATTATATCCTCTAGCTGGAGTGATCCATCAAACCCACGGCTCACATATAGCTTGAACCTGTTTTTATTGAACTCTATTTTAGGCTGCCTTGGTGAGTTCTGGATTACTTTTAATACTTTAGGTGGCAATACCCCAAACAACTGTTTTAAACAGCCTGCTGCTATGTCCTGGTGGCCTATAACCAAGGTTAGTTTGGCCGTTTCATTTAACAAGATCCTCCATCTATCTTTTGTTGCTGAAATTATCCTCAAGCTCCTAAGCTCTATATAGCTATTGGACTGAGTTATCTTCTTAATTAGCTTCTTACAGCTTACACAATAGGTTGCGCTAGGGTGCTGAACGTGTCCACAATGGTTACAAGTCTTAGTTGGGGACTCTCTAACAAATGAGTCTTTTAGCTGCGCCCTGCAATGCTGGCAATTGTGTAGCCTATGGTCTGTAACAGTACCACAGCTAGGGCATTCTTTAGCTGGTGATTTCTTTCTTTCATTAGGATCATACTCAGTAACAAAAGTAGCAAAGTTATCAGTATAATCAAAAATATTGCAGTATGTTTTATTTGATTCTACCTCTGGTATCACCACATCATACCCTGGCAGCTCCTTATCAGATACATCAACATTAGGGAATGATATTTGACTCCTAATATCATCCACGTCATTTGGATACTTGGCTACCAATAGTATTTTATCTTTACCAGCATATTCAAAATTATGGTGCTCTGCTAACATCTGGTCTAGTTTATCATCGATGCGATCAGCCCTCCCGTATATTTGTTCTACCAAACTTCTTGATTTACTGGGTCTTAATACTATGATGTTCCTAAGATCTGGGTAGTCAAAACCAGCCGTGAAGCAAGTTATGTTTACTAGTTGGGTTATTACTCCAGCTTTGAATGCTCTCACTATCGAGTCCCTTTCAGATCTAGAAGTATCAGAAGACACTACGGCAGCCCTTGGTAGAACTTTACATACATTCTCAGCGTGTTGCCTATCTATGCAAAAGAACATTGATTTAGGTGTATCCTTATGAGACGCAGCTATAAGTAATGACGGGTCATTGACCTTATCCACTAACTCTTTTACGTTATAATCACCTCTAACAATACTTACACCTTCTGTATCTAATACTCCTACGACGTTTTCGTATTTTCTACGTGCTAAATAGCCTTGAAGAACTAGTGCTGGCCTACTGCAACTGTATATGACGTGCTCTAGCCCTATAAACTGGTTATCATCCAGCCTATAAGGCGTAGCAGTAAGCCCAGTAAATGATTTTGTACCCCTAAAAGCTTCGTGAGTTCTAAGAAGAGTACCAACTATACTAGTAGTGGATACTTGGTTACTTTCATCTATAATCACTCTGTCAAATTTAATATCCTTATTTATTTTCAACCTACTTTTTAAACTAGCAAACGTAGAAATAACCGTATTTGAATAATGGCCTTTAGATCCTGAGTACCATTTATTTGTCGGGTACGAGAATTTGCTAGCGTTTTGCTCAACCAACTCTTTATTAGGTACTAATACGAGTGTCTTTTCATTAGGGTCAGTAATGTGAGCGATTACGATAGACTTGCCAAATGCTGTAACTGCCACGATAAGTCTCTTTTTTGCAGTAGATTTGTGATAATTATCAACTGCATCTTGTTGGTGCGGATATAACTTAAATTTCATTTTAACGCCTCTGTAGTAATTCTGGATTATTAGGCATATTAACCCTATGCCATTCATTTACTGCTGCTAGGGCATCTAGTTCTTCAATAAAACACCCTAAATACAATGTTTTACCCCTTAATTTAGCATTTGCAGCCCATTTTTTCTTATATTTGTGCCAACACACTCCACGATAAAGGCTAGTACCATACCCACGCCTATTCCTAGATTGAAGAGAGCCTGCCACAAACCTACAATTACCAGGCTCATAATTACCGTTATTGTTTATACGATCAATTTCAAGACCTTTTTTCCACCCATTAGCTAAACACCAATCAATGAATATTTTAGGATCTAACCACTCTTCACAGATTTTAATGCCCCTACCGCCGTAGTACCCGTACGATCCGTTTTTGAGGTCAATACACCTGTATTTTATGTGCTTCCATACATTATAAAGAGGGTGATCCCTGTATCCGTGGGTGGTAGACCTTTCTATATTATAGCAGCCACAAGATGAAGTATTACCTTTTTTTAAATTACTAAAAAAATATTCTTTTTCATTACCGCAATCACACTTAGCCAATACTCTAAGTTTTTTACCACTTGAGTATATTTTTGGAGCTACCTCTTTGATAATGGTTAATCTACCATACTGCCCCTGTCTTTGACTCATACCCAACCCTTACCTTGATCTTCTAGTTCACTTTCTAGTAACAGGATAAAATATGCTACTAACCCTTTTGAGTTAAATCTATCCTCTGGAGTCCCTGACCAGTGGATAATAAGATCCAATTCTTTACTGACCCTATCTCTGCTGTAATATTCTTTAATCTTAAATGTGCCAAAGAGTGCACTATGGTCATCGTTAACAAATTTAGTCAACGTAGCCCTAATCCAATTGCCTTTTAATTTATATCTTATCATTTTATAGCCCATTCTCTGTATATTTAAATTGCTCCAAACCGTCCATTACTTTAAGCAGTTCCCCTTTAGTCCTTGCAGAATAGATACACCTTCCAGTTTTATTTGATCTTAGCTCAATATACCCTCCAGTATACCATATCCAATATCCTGGGTTTACGTTTGAAATCTCATTGAGTCTGTCGGCTTTTAATTGTAATAGTTTTTTAGTTGCTCTTATCATTGCTCAATACCCATATAAGTTTTATAATCTTTTTCAATAGTTTCTATCCACTCACGTCTTGGATGCTCTTTAAGGCATAACCAAGTAGGTCTACTAATGTTATGGTAATTACTCCCTACTTGAATACTCCTTACCCCCTCTGGATAATCCAAATAAAACTTTTTATCAAGAGTGTTCCAATCAGGCTTCCAATCACCGTTAAACTCTGCAATAGCTTTTTTAAGCCGTTGCCTTGCTTTACGCCTTTCTAGCTCCGTCTCAGCCTCTGCTCTGGTTTCAAATGCGTTCCCTGCTTCTAATTGTTCAATATCAAAAAGGCTGCCTGTAAAAATAAAACTAGAGATAGAAATACCGTTAATAGTGTAGCACCTCTTACCCACCCAATACTCTTTATCAAACTTGGTAAAAGTCTGTGGGGTGCAAGTCATATCAGCCATATAGTATTTATCCAATAGCTGCTGCAGTTCTTTTTTAAAGTTTTCACATTGTTTAATCATTTTATGCTCCTTTTTGTGGGTGGTATGGTCTACTGCCTGCAATCTCAAGCGTATAAAGCGTGGTGGAAGACATTTTATAGTGTATTTTGGTTAAGTAATATTCTTTATCTACGCAAGAATGTACTGATCTTATCCAAGATGGTTGTTCGTCTCTTATAAGTAGGCCAGTGTTTATGTGTTCAAATATTCTTTCTGATATTAATGACATTGTATAGACCTCGATTTTAGTACTGCGTCTTCGTGTTTTAGTGCTTCAATAAATTGTTTTGCTTCCTTTAGTTGGTCTAATGGATACTCAATTCTCAATGTCTCGGTATTTTGCTTAACATAATGAACATCCCTGTGAGGAGTCTTAAAGTAGCCTTGAAAAAACCCCCTTATTATTTCTAGCTGTTCGTAGCTCTTAACCACACCAACTACCTTAAACCCACCTTTTTGTATGTCTATACTAGCTTTCATTAGATTTCATCCCTTTCATCATCTTCGGTTATACTTAGTATTGATAGCTTCTCTCTCATACTATCAAATATTTCGCTTGTGTTTTCAAGCTTGTCAGCGCATTTATGTAATATTGGTTGGATCTGGTCATTTAATGTATTTAATAAATGATTGATCATCACCACATCATTACGGTCATTGGATACTTGATCTGGTACTCCATCAAATATTTCATCAAGTGTATATTGGTCTGAATGGAGTATTGCTTTAAACGCTGCCATATTAGCTCTGGACATCTTTCTATCACCACGGGCATATTCACCTATCTTTACTTGATGAGTGCCTGTGATAGTCCCTAGCTGCCTTTGAGAGATATTAAATTTGTGACAGATCTTGGTGATGATATTATCAGCCCCAGTACTGGTATCAATATCTACCTTATTTATCTTTTTAAGGTAATTCACATAATTTGTGGGTTTATCCTCCAAGGCCAGGTAGTCCATAAACTGCGTGGTTAATTTACTTGGTGACTTTACATCATTTGCCCACTCACTTAATTGTGAGCGTGATATGCCTATCTTAGCGTGTAATGAAGTATATTTGTATTTGCTCATTTAGATCTCCCAGCGATGAAATCATTAAGATCATCAAACTCTTGCCTAGACTTTTTTAAAATATCAGTCAACTCCGTACTGCCCCAGCGTATTATAAACCTCATTCCTATTTGAATTTCCCTAGTAATGTCATAAAAGCTAAAGCAATATGTTTTAGATTTATGTGAGTGATTGATGGTGTGATCCTTGCCTTGTTTAAATAAAAGACGGCTTTTTGATAATGCTTTCCCTGATGTCATATCTAGGTTAAAAGCCCACATCGCACCCTTTACACTTATATACTCACCAGCCTCTAGTAACGATATAACCAACTCTCTTACTATTTGATCTATCTCACCGCCTATGTATTTAATGGTTAGGTGGGTTGTTTTGATAGTGGAGTATGGATACCTGATCTTCAATTCTCTGGCCGTACATTGTTTGTATTGACCTTTTTTACCTAGATCGTGATAGTCATCCTCTGGATTGAGTAGGTGGTCATTCTTCGCTGCCCAATCGGATACTATTTTTTCTATACCATCTGATTTAGAAAAACTATCTATGTTTATAATGTTAATCACTGGATGGTTTAATACTTTATAAAATTTCATCTTAAATAGCCTCCTTCTGTTTTAATTATGAAATTTCTATCTACTAGTTGATCAAGTAAGTATTCCAATGCCTTGGTTTTCTTCTTAACACCTACCAGGGATTCCCTAACCCTATGATTGTTAGCCACGTCTCTGACCGTGAATACCTCACCGCCCCTTTTACGAGTTATGAACCCCATTACAGCATAGCGACCTGTTTCTGGGTTCTCTGTACCACTAGCTGCGAGTTTAATAGATGAAAGTTCCGATAGCTTTTGTATTAGATCACCCTCAATTTCGTCTTTTATAGCTAGTGAGTACTTGATCCTCAATGATCCAACTCTTGTGGTTATCTTACCTTGTGATAAATGATGAACCAAATGCTTTTTTTGGAGGATAAAATCCTTGATGATTGCTAATTGATCATCTACCACCTCACCAGCTATGTGAAGTAGGTCTGAATCGTACTCATAATGCTTATTCATTCTTATTTTCCTTTATTTTGTTCTTTATATGTGTAAGTAGTAAGCAATGCTTAATATTACAATGTTCTCCACACAATGTGTGTTAAAAGCTATGGTATATTATTAATTTAAATGCGTCAATAAAATGAGTCATAAAAAAAGACGCACTTGTAAAAAGTGAGTTTTTCAATGTTCTTCACCCCCTTCGTGGTGGAGGGTAGGTGTAGTAGGGGTGGTGATGTTATATTGGGTGTGAGGAAATGAGGGTGTTCTTTACATGGGTTTATTTGTAATCAGATAGTACCACAATGTTCTCCACAGGGTTTAATATGTTTGAGTTAAAAGTGTCGTTTTTGTTGATGTCATAAAAAATGATGCAAAAAAAGAGGTGTTAAAAATCCTTTATAAATCAATAATATACGCACATTTCGACGCAAAACGTGTGTTGCCAGCGCATAAGTATGAACCAGCTCTCAAACCAAGAGGGGAGGGTAAACAGAAGTATAATAAAAAGTATACTATATCATACCCTATTTTTTGGAGGGTACATACGTGCTGGCAACACACGTTTTGTGTTGATTTTATTTTGGTTAGTTTACCACCCTTTTTTGAAGTGAGTTTTAGAAAATGGGGTGTTTGGTTAGTTTTGGGTGTGGGAAGAGTTTGTGAGGAGGTGGGGTGATTGGTTATGTTTTTTATTTGAATTGAATGTTGGTGATTTGTGTGGGGTTTGTGTGGGTGTTTTGGATTGATTTGTATTTGGTTTTATTTGAGGGGGTTCAACATCATCGATCACGTATGGTGAAAATAACTAAAACCCTGTGGTTATGTTGTGGTATATTAATACAAATGATAATCATTCTCATTTGATATATGATCAATATTTAACCAGATCAAATATTAACCAGATCAAAATTTGAACAAATAAATATATTATGATTTTTGTTGTAATGGTTGTCGGTTTATGCTATCCGAGCGTAGGCGTTCTATTATCATTTTTACCCTTAATTTTAATTTAATCTTTTTTGCTAAAAAGTATTTACTTAATAACATAGGTGTAATATTATGTCCGTGTTCTAAGTAACAACTAGCTATTTTACTTAGACAAAACTTATTCAGCTAACCACAATAAAAGGATAAAAGCAAGATGAATATAAAGCAAAGAATAGTATTTAATCAGTTATGCCAATACATATTTCATAAAGATATCAAATTCCATTATAGAGAATTTGATACTAGCAAAGAACTAAAAGAACACTATGCTACTACTGGGTATGTCGGTATCCGATTTAGTGACGGTCTTGAACGTTTTATCGGTTGTAACGTTTTAAATGACCTTGTAAGGGCTTGCCACGATTACAGCCACATAGAGCACAATACAACGTTTAAGCGTGATGATGAGCTATTAACGGCCGACTATTGTTATAGTGATATGCTAGCGAGTGGCGTAGTTGATAAATCGCTAGCTTATCTTATTTGGTTAGATACTGTTAGCCAGGTATTTTATTATGACAAGTATGGCAAGTTTGTTAAAAATCAGTGCAATTTTTTAAAAGATGTTAATAGCTACGCAAGTAATTTAAAGGACGCTGGCTTAATATGTAAAATTGTTAATAGATTAGATGAGTATTAAAATGATTTATAAAGATTATTGCAAGTATCGCTGCAGAATGATTAAACGTAATTATGATTATTTGCCGTTTGTCTGGTATGTTAGGATATCAAATACTAGGGCTTTTAAAAAAAATAAATGGTTAAGGTGGGTACTATGATTAATACAGACGCTGTAAAGCAACAAAATAAACAATATGATCAATACCAGGCATATAAAAAACGTGCAAGTATGTTAGGCGTTGATATTGTTAATTTTATGGACTGGCTAGCAATTACTAAAGAAAACACACAACTACGGGAATTAAACTAAATGAATACTATCATCTATAAATCATACAATAACGTCTGGACGTCTAAAACTAAGACCATATTAAAAGATAATTTGCAGTTGTCTATTATGACATATAGAACGCATAGCAAAGCTATTATAACTAGTCTATCGTGTTCCTGTGTCGATGATAAACAAGATGGGTATACAATAGAAAAGCATAGCGTATTTGAGGACTATTTTAAGCGTATACGCCACGATAGCAACAAGCGAGCTACAAAAAGCTATATTGAACAATGCCATAACTCGGTATTGTCTAATATTGATCAATGGCTTAATGATGCAAAAAAACATTATGACATTAATTGCAATGTTTAATATATTTAAAAAAAGTAAGCAATCATTTAGTGAGCCTACCAAATATGATAAATTGGCTGCTGAGATACTATCGTGCGTAGACGATAACGGCCGTATGAGTAGAAATAATGAAATAAAATATATTAAAATCCTTAAAGAATTAAATCAAGATACACCCGTAAGGATAGTTAAGGCTAGTATACTCAATGACCTTAACCCCAGAGTTGAGGTTTTAGACCTACCTATTAGGATAACAAAAAATGAAAAGATACTATGGATATTTAAAGGCGTTACTCATTACCAAGTAAGGTCTAGAATGAAATACGGGGGTGTACGGGGTGGAATTAGGATTAAAAATTTCAGTACTGGTATTAGCACATCTGAAAGAGTAAGCGTTTCGGAGCTTAGAGCAATAGATCAAGGTTTTTTAATTGTTACTGATAAAACCATTTATTTTAAAGGTGATTTGCACCTAATAAGAGTTAGCCTTGATAAGATACTTAGTAATGAACAGTATTTTGATTGCGTTGCCTTATATACTCCTAAACTATTTGCATTTGATACCGATGATAACCTATTTTTTAATAGATTAATTAATAGAATACTTGATTAATATAACATACGTGATATAATACCCGTAGTTAAACAAAAGGATAAAATCAAAATGAGACAACTTAAAATCGTAATTATAACAACCTTATCATTTATCATCGTAGCTATGTTTTCAGCTATGGTTGTTAATACTGCAAATGCTAATGAAAAGCATTCTCAAGATAGTAGTTTAGTAAGATACTGCGCTAGTAAATTTGATAGCCACAACTTACAAGATAAGTGTTTAAAGCTTACTCATAAAATTAGAACTATTTGCTATACCAGCGATAAAAGCGATTTTAATGAGTGTGCCACCAATACCAAGCAATTAAAACAACTAACAATGTTGATCAATAAATACTCAACTGATCGAGTATCAACCAGCTATTGATCACTAATCAGCCAACTGTACAAATATCGATCAACACTAACTTTTTTCCCCAGATCCATTTCCATACCCTACTAGTACGTATCGAAAAATAACTCTGACGGCACTACACCACTCATTTTGACTTTTTAAGAACAGTTACATAAAATTTTTCATAATAAAATAACTTTAAGGACACCCAATGAAACACAATGCCATAAACTTAAAAGCATTGGATAGAGCTATAAAGATGTACGTAGACTCTAACCTTACTGTGAGACAGGTCGCAGATAGGCTAAACTTGAATCCAGAGCAATTGGTTAAACTCTTCACTCGAACAGAGATTGGTAAGAAAATACAGAGGTTTAGAGCGTTCAGGAGAAACCCAAACGCATTGACAGTACCAAGCAGTCCTAATATACTTCGTTGTACAGAGAACTATTCTAAACTAAGAGTTGGTAATAAATGCAACCAAAAAGACCAATAATTTTAGACTACACGGAGGAAGATGAGTTTGTCGAACTTATAGTCAGGTGCTTGGACAACTCTATGCCTCTAGCAACTATCCAAAAAATGAGTGGCTTGGATGATGCTGAAATGCTTTGGATGTGTGAAGAGCATCCTAAAATCAAAGCTGCTGATAAATTGGGTGTAATGAGAGACTACTACATTACCTCTGAAATGGGCAAGAATGGCCGTGGTGCTCCTATCTACAAAATTAAAATGGCTACTTGGTGGAGTGACTGGCATCCTCAAATGGAAGAGAAGTCCAACAATAAAGACGAAGACGAAGCCTTGGTGGAAATAAACAATATCTTTGTAAGCAGAAAAAAGTAGCTTATGTCTCTACTATCGGAAACAAGAAAAAATCTCCTATCCTCTTACCTGTCGTTCGTAAAGGGTATGTTTTTATATACCCAAGGCAGCCATATGATAGAAGCTTCTCATCACATCGAGGTAGCTACTATGCTGGATGAGGTTATGTTCAGTAGCAAATATAATAACAACCTACAGATCTCTATAGCACCTCGTTCAGGGAAGACAATGATGTGTGCTGTATACTTATTACCGTATATGATGGCTCTATCCAACGGTAAGGCCAATGTTCTTTTGGCTTGCTACTCTACTAAATTAGGTAAGCAATCTCTTCGAGAAGCTCGTATGATAATGGAGACTCCTTTATACCTAAAGCTGTTCCCTAATTCTAGGGTATCTAGGTTCGTGGACGGTAAGATAGAAATGTCATCTGGTGGGTCGGCTAATCCAGTATCACCACAGTCATCATTGACTGGTCTAGGTGCTGGGGTACAGAAAGACGGATATGGGGCATATGGTGCTATTATAGTCGATGATTTGGTGAACTCAGCGGATTCATTTTCTAAAGCAATGAGAGAGGGCGCAAATGATTGGTTCATTAATAGCCTTTCCTCACGTAAAAATAACCCCAAGACTCCAATAATAGTTATTGCTCAGAGATTGCATCAACAGGATCTTATTGGCTATATACACGAGAACGAATCAGACAAATACAACAAACTGATCATACCAACTATTGATGAAGAAAATAAAACGTCTTTCTGGGAAGATAAGTACCCTTATGAGCAAATGATGGAGCTGAAAGAGATAAACCCTTTCTTATACCATACTCAGTACCAGCAAGCACCTATATCCAAAGGGGCAGGGATTATCCAAGAGAAGTGGATACATACTTACAATTTTGAAGACCTTCCAGAGTACACCCACAGCCAACTGTTTATCACTGCGGATACTGCTATGAAAACAGGGCAGGAGCACGACTACACTGTATTTGGTGTCTGGATGGAGCACGGGGTCGGGGACAGCAAGATTATATTCCTGTTAGATATCATACGTGGCAAGTGGGAAGCGGATGGTTTGTTTGATAGGGCGGTTAGACTTAAAGAGCAGTACCAAGTACCTAGAATTTGCATAGAAGATAAAGCTTCTGGTATCGGTCTGATACAGATGTTAAATGGTCGATATTCAGTAAATGAGGTGGTGGCTATCAAACGTGGGGCTAAAGAAAATAAAACCCAAAGATTGCACGATGCCAGCTTCTTTATGGCTAAAGAAAGGGTGTTTTTCCCTCAAGAACACGAGCTATTTGATGATATTAAAGATGAATTACTTAGTTTTTCTGAGTTAATGCTCCATAGCAATGATGATATCTGCGATATGATATCAGATGGGATCAGGGTAGCATTTATTGATGAAGATGAAGATATGGGCGTATGGGAGCAATGGAAAGATAATTTACCCCAAATAAGCTCCGATAGTTGATTTAATTTAACCATAGTGCTATAATAACATTTGCACAAAATAACCAAACAGTTTTAACTTAAAACCCGATGTTAGGAGTGGTTTCCTTGTGCAGCATCGGGTTTTTTGTTTTTAAGGAATAAAAAAAAATGCCAAAAGCTTTAACATTTGAGGAGGTCATTGAACGTGGGAATGCTAAACATAATAACAGGTATAAATATTTAGGGGCATTCAATAAAGGGCGTAAAAGGTTTTTAAAAATAGAATGCCCTGAGCACGGTGTATTTGAACAAAGTATATATGGGCATATCAATCAAGGGTATGGATGCTCTAAATGCGGTTGGGGAACTATATCTTTTGAGGAGTGGGTAGACAAGTCCAAGTCAGTACACGGTGGAAAATATAGATATTTAGGGTTAATTAAAGGCAGCCATAGCAAAACGTTTTTAAAAATAGAATGCCCTGATCACAGTGTATTTGAACAATCTGCTTCGGAGCACGTAAATAAAAAACACGGGTGTCCTAAATGTGGTGATAATAGGATGGCAGGGTCTAAAATTAAGTCCTTTGAGTATTACAAAAGTAAAGCTATTTCAGTGTGGGGGCGTTCCTATGAGTATTTAGGTATGGCTTCGAGGTCTCCTTCTAAATTAAAAATAAAATGCCCTAAACACGGAGTATTTGAGCAAAGAACTAATGATCACATAACATATAAAAACGGATGCCCTAGCTGCGCTGGTAACTTCTCAACAATAAAACCAGCTCAGTTTTACATCATAAAAGTAGGTGATCTCTATAAGATAGGCGTTACCAATCAAGGGGTTCATAAAAGATATTTAAGAGAAGGTATTGATTATAAGGTAATGCATTCTGAGTGGATGTCAGGTCAAGAAGCCTTGGATTTAGAATCAATGGTTAAAAGAGAATATAAGGATTATAGGTACTATGGTGATTCACCTTTTAAAGATACTGGAGTCTCTGAGGTCTATACCGCCAACCCTTTCCCTCCAATAGAGAAATTAGACTTTAACCAGCTCTCAGTGAAGAGAATAGAAAATAAAACAGGTAGAAACCTTATCAGCAAATACCACTATTTAGGCTCTCAAAACCATAGCAGCTCTGAGTATTTTGGTTTGTTCTTTAATGATGAGTTGATTGGGTGTGCTGCTTACGGTGATTTTTGCTGTACTAACATAGGTAAAGACATTATTTTAGGTACTAGAAAGGCTACTCTACCTAAAGAGCTTAGAAGCGAGTGGAGGGAGCTTAGAAGGTTCGTAATCCACCCTTACTATCAAGTAAAGAATATAAGCTCTTGGTTCTTGAGTAGAACTCTTAAAATGCTTGAAGACAGGAAGTACGTTCTTAGTTTGTCTGAGAAAGAGTTCCACTCTGGTTCTCTTTATAAGGCTTGTAATTTCAAGCAAATACCAGTAACATCACATTGTAGTAAACTAAAATTTGTGTTTGACCTATGAACCTAAACCCATTCAAAAGAAAAAAACTTACTCAAGATGCTCAATACTGTAGTAGTGGGTATTACGGCTCTCAAACCAGCCAAGGCGTTAATCAACCAGTAGGGCTTACCCCTGGGGCTGGGGCTAAAGCGACCAATTTCCAGCTTGGGGTTCAACCTAGTTACCCAGAACTTGAGGCTATGTACTTCGGAGGGAGCGACATCGCTTCTATGGTAGTTGATGCTATGATTGATGAGGCATTGCGTTTTTGGCGCAAGTGGGAGCATCCAGATCCAGCAGTAGTCCAAAAAATTGAAGAAGCTGAAAAGCAATTTGAGATAAAAGACGTTTTACGTAAGGCTCTCATTGATGACCGTTTGTATGGTGGGTCGGTAATTATTCCTATTTTTAAGGCCACGGAATCTCCAGAAGAGTTAAAAAAACCAATAAACTTAAACACGATTAAAAAAGATAGTATTTCATTATTCAGGCATTTGGATAGGTGGACAGTCTACAAAGTAGTAGCTGATCTTTATAATCCATTGGCAACCGACTTTTTAAGGCCGTCATACGTCACTTTAGCTTACGGTGGTGAACCAATCCATCTTTCTAGGATGGTACGCTTAGACGGCAAGTATGTCCCTATACGCATATACCAGCGCAACCAGTGGTGGGGAAAATCAGAACTATTAGACGTTTACCAGCTTATTGTCTATTTGACTACAGTTGAGGGCGTTTTATCTGATTTATCAACCAAGGCCACTTTTGATGTATTGAAATACGCTGGTTTGAAGAAATCAGTAAGTGATCCTCAAGGTAAGAAAAACCTTGCTGCTAGGATGGAAGCCCTTAATTATTACAAATCTTTCTCAAAAGCCATTGCTATTGACTCAGAAGATGACTACCAGCATTTTGAAACTGATTTAAGATATTATGTCGCTGCTGCTGAGTGGTTTGTTAAACGTATCAGTGGTATCACGGGTATCCCAGTAACTAGATTACTTGGTGAGCAACCTAAAGGTATGAATGCCAGTGGTAAAGCTGATAATGATGAGAAGAACTTTATTGCTGCTGTTGAGCGTTATCGTGAAGAAAAGATCACTAAATCCTTAGAATCGGTAGATAAATTTTTCCTACGTAATCTTTTTGGAGAAGAGTTTGAAGCAATCAACAAAGATCTGAAATGGTCTTGGGATGTTCCTAAGTTTGTTGATGAAACTGAGACAAGTACTCTAAAAAATGAGCAAATGGATAGAATAGTAATAGCTTTAGAACAGGGAATGATTGACATCAATACTGCAAAGCGTATATTATCAGAAGAGAAGATTTTTCCTGTCCTAGATAAAACGGAACACCAGCCCGATACGGACAAGGAAGCCACTATAGAAGAGAAAACTAGCGGAGCTTGGAAGTAGTAAATGACAAAGACGTATTCCAACATACTAAACGTTGATTCTGATATCCAGGAGGATATGAGCCAGCGTGAAGTTACGCCTAATGGTTATCTAAAAGCTACGGCTAATTTTGCTAGAACTGGAATATATCGTTATTTAGGGTCAGAGATAGGTGTAAAAGACCGACCTGACCACATTTTCAAAGTATTGCGCCCAGCGAGTGAAGTTTTCAGCGAAGACTCACTAAAAACATTTTCAAATTTACCAGTCACTCTTGGTCATCCTGAATCACCTCTTGATGCAAAAAACACAAAAGAACACGCTAGAGGGTATTCTGGAGACAGTGTTACTAGATCTGACAACTATGTTCGTGGTAACATAACTATTGTAGACGAAGACACCATTAGAGAAGTAGACTCTGGAAACAAACAGATTTCTTTAGGCTATATAGCTGATTACGAGGAACGATACGGACTAACACTTGAAGGTGAAGATTACGATTTTATTCAAAAGAATATAAGAGGTAATCACATAGCCATTGTACCTACGGGTCGGGCTGGAGAAGATTGTTATATTTTTGATTCTGCTAACAAATTGGAGAAAAGTATGGAAGACACTAAGAACAACAAGCCAACAATCAAGGCTGAGGTTCAGGATGCAACTGATAAATCAACTGATGATTTTGATATCAGAGCTATGGTTCAAGATATGTCGGATAGGCTAGAAAAACTTGAAGGTAAAGACAAAACTTCTTGTGACGAGTCTGCTGCTGAGGCTGACCGTAAAGATGCTAAAGAGGATCGTAAAGATGGTAAAGAAGACAAAAAAGATCCTAAAGAGGCTGCAAAAATGCGGGCTAAAGCTGATAAAGCTGATATCCGTGCTGATAAAGACGATGAGTATGAGTCTAAAAAAACTGAAAAGAAAGACACTAAGGATGCTGGTATTACTATGGATGCTGCTGTTGCTGCGTTAGTAGACACCCGTGAAAAAGCTAAAGTATATACCCCTTCATTGGTTTTAGACGGCAAATCTGCTGAACAAGTAAAACGTGAAGTAGTTAGTACTTACTTTAAAGATGAGTCTTTTGAAGGTAAAAGTGCAGATTATATAGAAGCAAGGTTTGACTCTATCAAGTATTTGAATAATACTATGGGTAATACTTACGTTGCGGATCAAATGTCTAAGGCTGTTGGTCATCGTGCTGGGGCTGCTGAACTTACTCCAGCTCAAGAAGCGTTTGAACGTAAAAAGTCAGCTTATAAGGGTAAATAATGTCAGTCCAAAGCGATATTCAATTATACCAAACCCCAGAGGGACTTGGTGTAATTAACCAATCAAACCCCTGCGATATCGGAGCTTATATCGCTAAAGAGAGTGGTATCAAATTAGGCCGTTTAGTATGTAAATCAAGTGCAACTCCTAAAGGTATAGTATTAGCCAATGATGCTACTGTACTTATTGGGGCTACTGTTAAGACTCAGGATAGAACTAATGGGGTGAATAGGGGTATCGTAAAAAGTACATCTAAAAACTCTGACCAATCCTTCCAAGTCGAACTTGAAAAACCGCTACCAATAGCCCGTATGGGGTACGTTAATCTGTATACAGAGACAGCAGTATCTCCCTACGATGAATTGTACACACGGGTAGCAAACAACAACACTGTTGGCGACCTTGGTAACGTAGCTACTGGCAAAGATTCAGACACCGATTGGCTTGCAGTAACAGAGGCAGCTTTCATAGGTGAAGCTAGTGAAGCTGGTGCAGTTGAAGTTTTCCTTGATATGCGATTACCAGCACTTGCAGGTGGTGCTCTTGGAAATGTCTGGGTGACAAGTTAATATTAATATGGCTGTTAAAAAATCTTTTGAGGAATGGGTAGGCGATGCTAGAGCCGTACACGGTGACAAGTACGCTTACCTGTATTTGTTAAAGAAAAATAACAGAGTGTGTCTAAAAATTGAATGTCCAGAGCACGGAGTATTTGAACAATACCCTAGTAATCATATACAACGTGAAGTAGGGTGTAGTAAATGCGCTGGCAATTATAAGCTATCTATCCAAGATTTAGTAAGTAAAGGCGATAGCAAATACCAATATTTCGGTACTATAATTAAAAATAATAGAACCTATGTTATTTTTAAATGCCCAGATCACGGTATGATTATGCAATTACAGAGAAACCACCTAGACAGAAAAGACGGGTGCAAATCTTGTGGAAGCATAAACAGGGCTAAATCCCTTTCTGACCGCATAAAAGAAGCTAGAGCAGTACACGGGTATAGGTATGAATATTTAGGGCTTTACACTAAGGACAGGTTTTCCTATTTAACTGTGGATTGCTCTGAACACGGTATATTTGATCAAAAGGCTAGGGATCATATATTAGGCCACGGGTGTCCTAACTGCGCTGACTGTTCTTTTTCAACCACAAAACCAGCTTTATTTTATATCATAAAAGTTGGTGATCTCTATAAAATAGGAGTCACTAATAGAAGCGTCTATAAAAGGTATGAGGACGAAGGGATTGAGTATAAGGTAGTGTATTCTGAGAACTTATCTACGGGCAGAGAGGCTTTAGATATAGAGAACGCTGTAAAGACACTATTTAATCTTTATAAATATACAGGGAAATCGCCTTTTTCTAAAACAGGTACAACGGAACTATTTACAATAAACCCGTTATCAGTCATACTAGCATATAGTATGTATTTAAATTTTTTAATTAGTAGGACAGGAGATAAATAAATGTCTGTACAAACACAGGTAAATCTATACCAAAACTCTAAGGGTCTTGGGGTTGTTGGACAAAATAACCCATATGACATCGGTGCTTTCATTGCTGGAGCAGAAGGTATCAAATGGGGCGTATTTGTAAAAAGATCTGCTAATGGATCAAAAGAGGTTGAGCCATTAAGTACTCAAACCGATGTATTGATTGGTGCTACTGTCAAACAATTGGATAGGGTTAGTGAAGAAATTGGAGGTATTTTTCCAGGTTCTACATTAAATTCAGCTATTCAATTTCAAATAGCAGTAGGTAAGCCTTGCGCTGTTTTAAGAATGGGTTATTTAAACGTATCAGTTGAAGGATCTTGGTTATCAGGCCAACAACCTTTATCAGTTCGTATCGCACCAGAAACAGGTGGAAGTGAGATAGTAGGGGCAGTATCTATGACTGCTGCTAGTGCTCAGACTACTCCTGGTAATTGGGCTGTACTACCTACGGATACCTTTGTATTTTCTGACTCTTATGCGGATGTAGGCCAACAAATCGGTGAACTATACTTTGATTTAAGAGTTCCACTTGCAACAACAGCACCATAATAGGAGTTAAAGATGATTTTAAATGGTAAATATGTAACAGATAGTGAGATTGCTAATCTATCTCAATTTGTACAAACAGAGTTACAGTATCAAGAAGCTGAGATCTATAAGATCGAATATCCTGAACTTACTTATGATAAAGTAATTCCAGTTAATTCTGCTGCTTCTGGCGTACAACAAATTGCGTATGACGTATATGACAGAGCTGGTGAAGCTCAGTTAATTACATCTTACTCAAAAGATGTTCCAAGAGCTACAACTGGTAAGATCCGTAAGTACCGTGGTATTTATGAATATGGCCAAGGGGCTGCTTACACGATTCAAGAAGTTAATTCTGCTCGTTTCGCTAACCTTCCTTTGGAAACCCGTGAATTAGAAGCTGCTCGTTACGGTACAGAAATCCGTATGAATAAACTTGCTTACTTCGGTGACAAGAATATTTCAGAAGATGACTTTTATGGCTTGTTTAATAACGGTCAAGTCGGTGTATTGGTAAACAATGTTTCTGATGAGTTTCCAGTAGTTACGTTGAAAGACGGTACTACTCCAGCTACTTGGGAAGAAGCATTAAGTGAAACTGGTGCTACTGCTGATGATCTAGCTTCTGCTGCTCAACGCATTAGCCAGCAAATCAATTATGTCTTCGCTAAGATCAATAACAGATCTTTAGGTGTAGAAGTAGCTGATACGCTATTAATTCCACGTTTACAGTACAACTTGATTGCTACTACTGTAATCTCAACATTTACTCAAGAAACAGTGTTGAGCCGTGTTATTAAAAACAGTCCTTACTTGAAGTCAGAGTCGGATATTATTGTAGTTAATGAGCTTTCTTATGCAAACGCTCAAAAAGCTGCTGATAATAATACTTCTCCATTCGGTACTGCTGCTACCCGTACAGACGTTACAGGTGCAACAATATCTAATGCTAATCTTCAACAAGATGCTATGATGGCTCTTAGACGTGACCCACATAAACTTAAATTCTGGATGGCTACTCCATTCAACTTCTTGCAACCGCAATTAGTTAATTTCGAATTTAGGATCAACGGTTACTGTTCTACTGGTGGTCATATAATGTATTACCCACTTTCTGCCTTAATGGCCTTTGGTATTTAAAGCAAACGTGGTATACTGAGTTTGGTGGGGTTTCATTCCTTTCCCCCACCATCCCCATTTTTTTCTTTTATCCTTTCTATTTTTGTCTTTTTGTGATAGATTTTGTTGTATGTTATTCAATTCTTAATCAGGTATTAAAGTCCAATGGCAACCACAGCACAAATCGCAGATTTTCGAGCAGCATTCCCAGAGTTTGATGATACTGATGATTCTTTAGTATCCAGAGCAATTGACTTGGCCTTAACGTTTGTAGATGAATGCACTTGGGGTGTTAGGTACGCTCTAGGCTGGCAATACCTTGCAGCCCACTTCCTTACAATAGCTATACGCCAAGCAGAGGGTGATTTTTCTCAGTCTGTAGGCAGCCCTAAAGAGATAGTGGCTGGTAGGGTGAAGGTATCATTCAATACTAATACGGCTTACTATAATACGGCTGACGATGCTTTACTTATCCAGACTAGTTACGGGGCAATGTACCTTACTATGAGAAACGCCTTGGTTATCCACATCTTTAGTTACGGTGATGGGTGTAATTGTTAATATGGGCGTAACCGTAATACTAAAAAAAGATTTTACTAATGGCATCAAGAAGCGTGCTAGGAAAGCAGTACGGACTCAGGCATTAGTAGGGTGGTTTGAAGACACCAGCATTACTTATGAGAGCGGTTTAAAGACTTGGGAGGTAGCATTCGTAAACCAATATGGAGATCCAGAAAATAAAGTACCTCCTCGTAATATTACTGATGTTGCGGTAGAAAACGCTAGGTCTGCTGGGGCAGAAGATGTTTTATCTCAGTCTGTTACTGAATACGTCTATAACGGAGGTAAGTTTGATATAGAGAAAACTGCATATATGCTACAAGAGGCTATGTTTGATAGAGTGGTTAATATATCACAACCCCCTAATGCTGCCAGGACTGTCAAAAATAAAGGGTTTAATGACCCACTTGTGGAATCGGGTAATTTGGCTGAAACTGTTAGTTTTAAGGTGATAAAGCTATGATATTTAATCTAGGACTATCCATAAAGAAATTGATGGAAGAGTATACCGTAGTCAACCGTGTACAGGAGTATGTCAGAGGGGTTCTTGAGGTAACTCTTGAAGAGCCTTATACTATCCTAGCTAGCATCCAGCCAGCAGATTTTACTGACGACCAGTTTTACGAGCCTAATTCAGATAGGAGATATGGTAAGGTAGCTATATTTACTATTGATGAATTGTACTTATCGGAAGGCACAACTCATAAAACTTTAATATATTATAATGGCAACGCCTACTCGATACAGAAAGAAGGCGACTGGAAATCCACATTTGGCTTTTATGAATACAAAGGGGAGTTACTAATAGATGAATAGCCCAGAGATACTACCATACGACCAGACAGTTAAAAAAATACAAGATTCTGTTTGGGAGTGGCTTTCAATTGTAGCCCCTGAACAGCTAAGGGTAGATCCAATAGAGTGGATTATTAATTACCAAGGCGGTTCTATGCCTAATAGACCTTTTGGTACGATATATTTTAGCCAAGCTAACCGTATGCTGTCTCAGCAAAATACTAAAACAGTGTGGGATGAAGATAATCAAGTTATGAAAGAAATAACTCAGATGCCTCTTTATGCTAAGATAGATTTATCCGTATTTGGGGACGATGCCGACAACACCCTAATAGATTTGTTTTTAACTATAGACACTCAACGGGTTAGGGATTTGTTTTGGAGTAAAGGTATAAGGTACGCTTCTCGTAATATTGCAACTAATATAACAAAGCTCGTAAACAAAAAATACGAAGACAGGGCTACTCAAAGAATAACTTTATTCACTATATTCTCTAATGAATATGAAATAGATACTATCGACACTGCCGTAATTAATGGTACAATTACCGACAAGGGGTTGATAAACCAAATAGTAAACATAAACGTAACTAACGAGGAGAGCTAATTTTGGCTACCAATATTCCAATTTCGCAGATAGTAGGCGTAGATATAACAGTAGAAACTGCTGCTATAGAAGGTCAAGATTTTAATACATTACTGGTGGTAGGTGCTCAAAATGGGGCTACTCTTCCTCCTATCTCACAGACTGAACGTGTTAGGAGATATGATGACATAACTGGCGTAGCTGCCGACTGGGGTTCTTCCTCAGAAGTCTACAAAGCCTGTTCAGTGTATTTTGGACAAGATCCTAAACCTGACGCAGTTTTAGTAACTGCTAGGTTTGGTGCAGGCGATAATCCACCTAATGCTGGGTCTAAGGTACTCGGCATACCAGTAAATACTGACGTTGCTAAATGGCAGGCCATTACTGACGGGTCATTTGCGTTTATCTACAACAGTATCATAATTACACTAAGAAACTTAGACTTTTCTAGTATTACTACTATTGAAGAAGTCGTTGATGTGATCCAAGCTAATTTAAATAGCTTATCTTTAACTAACCAAAGCGTAGAATTTGCTGTATTTGATACCGATGGTACTTATACTTGGTTTGAAGATGCAGCCGTATCTGATTTTTGGGTAGACTTGAATGATAACTACTGGACTACTCTAGTAGCACCTACTGGTGAATTATTCTTGAACTATGATCCAAACACCTCTAGTTTTTATATGGGTACTACTGACCTAGAAAAGAACTTTCTAAATGTTCAGGCATACGGGTATGGTACTGACATATCTAATTCATCTTATTTAGGGCTTAGCACTGGTAGGACTGTATCCACCACTGTAGTTGCCTCTACTGCTTCTATCGCTTCTGCCTTAGCTATTACAGACGTAACTACCCTACAGGCCGTAGATGATGGGTCATTTGGGCTAACTATTGGGGGAACTACCACTCAATTTAGTGATATAGATTTTACTCTAATTAACGAGCCTCAAGAGATTTGTGCTCTATTGTCTGCTAAAATATCTACTGTTACGGGGCTTATAATTAATGTAGGGCTTACCTCGACAGGGTTAGTAATACAATCCCCTGACGAGGATATTACGGTAACTGCGGTAGTAGCTGGAGCAACTGGTACAGATGTTTCTGCTGATCTATTTGGTACTCTATCGACAAGTGCAGCTAACACTTATTTAGAAACCCCAGCAGAAGCTATATTGGCTGCCCAAGCGGTAAACAATGATTGGTATGGGGTAGCACTCGCTAAGAAAGACTCCTCTACTAAGATTAGTGATGAGTTAATACTAGGGACTGCTGCCTTAATTCAGAGCATAGGCAAGATGTATTTTGCTAGGTTATCTGACCTGACTGTAGCTTCTAGCTCTACCTCTGACATAGCTACTACGCTAGCTAATTATAACTATACTAGGACTGTTCCACTATTTAGCGAGTTTGATGAGTATATAGACGCTGGTGCTGCTGGTAAGCTTTTACCTACTACTCCAGGGTCTAGCACTCTTAAATTCAAACAAGTATCTGGGATAGCTGCTAGTACTTTATCTAGTAATGCTCAGTCCTTAGTGCTTAACAAGAATGTGAACTTACTATCAGTAGTTGGCGGTGCGTCTATCATAAGAAACGGTACTACTAGCTCTACTACTGCTTGGTTTGCTGATATAACAAGATTTACTGATTATTTAATAAATCTTATCGAGGTGAATGTATTTAGCCTATTTGTAGCTACGGATAAAGTAGCATACACTGATGGAGGTGCAAGCACTATAGAGATTAAATTAAAAGAATCATTGGATCAAGGAGTAGAAGTAGGAGGATTAGCGTCATTTGTGAACCCTTCAACTAATGCTGTAGTACCAGCATACACTATTACTGTACCAAGGGTAGCCACTGTTCCGTTAGCTCAACGATCTAACAGGATAGCACCTACTATAACTTTCACTGCTACGTTAGCTGGAGCTATACACTCTGCCCAGATTAATGGTACACTTACTGTAT